TTGGATGCTCATTAATGATGAGTGATATTTGACTAGATCTTTTCAGATCAGCGTATCTCCACTTTAGTAGCTGCCTTTCCTGCACGGACAGTCTATCAAAGGGAGGCTGAGCTTTGTCGCCTAGAACCCAAAATTCATCAATTGCATCAGTAGCCAAGAGCTCTTCCATGCTGTGCTCGATTGGGTCAGCCTTGAAGCCAATAACAAAGTTTTCATCCCCTTCATCATTTGTTGCGTCGTCATCTAGGAGTGGGAATGTTTTTCTGCCTAACTGATCTATCAAAAATGTGTCTACGTTTTTCTTTAGTAGGTAGAAAAAATAACTATACAAAAATCCACTAAATGGGATTGGTCCTTTAGCTGAATCTTTTCTTTCGTATCTGTATATGCACTGGAAGAATGTCATATAGACGGTCTGTCGAATATCTTCTTCATCTCCATATCTTTTGGTCATATAATGAATTCCCCTCATGCATTCATTTATGATCTTTAGATTGTGGCTGTTCATTTTATTTTTCATCAGGGCAAAACGAGTTGATGGGTCCTTTATGAAAAGAGAAATAAACCTCCTGATATCATAATCATTTAAATTAAATTTTCCGTAATACAGTAATGATACATACTTAGTTAAAAAGTTGCTAAAAACTTTTAATAACTCTTCTTGAGCTTTCGATGATCCCTTTTTTGTCTTGGATATTAAATCTTGCATTTCCTGCTCTGCTAAAGAGTAGTATTGTTCTTTGTAGCTCGTCATTTTTTTCCTTCCCAATTTATAATATATTGGCTATAATAATCTCTTATATCTTCATAGAAGACTATTTTAGAAACTTCTATTTCTGCCATGAAATTTTTAGCTTCGTTTGAATATTTGCTTATCACACATGTTAAATTTGCAAATTCATCAGGATAATATCTTTTGAATCTTTTTAGTTTTATTTTACTTTTATCATCAAGATACCCTTTAATCTCTATCCACTCATTATTTCTTGTTAAAAAGAAATCAGGAGTATAGGCTCGGGTTCCTCTTTTAATTGGGAATGGAAATACAGTTGGCTCAAACTTAAAATCTATTTTGTAAATATTTAAAACTCTAACAAAGTTAGCTTCCCAGCTAGACCTGACATTTAGCTCAATATCTTTCCTGTATCCGGTCCTTGTATACTGGTAAGCGTTGCCCTTCTTCCGAGCAATGACTCCATCATTTTCTATGACCTCAGAATTGATTGATTTATTTCTAATGTTATTAAGATTGGGATGCTTCTTGAAGGAAGATTTTTCCAAAAAAAAGTCTTCCGGCTTGACAACTTCTATGTTCATTCGATATCCTTCATAGGGTAAACATGTGGTGATATAAATTATACACCATAAAAATAAAAAAAGCAAAATATTTGCACTTTGTGTTGCAAATACAAACAGGAAGAGATATACTGACCATCATGAACAAACTAACAACAATCATCAACAGTATCAATCAGAACATCAATGAAGAAATCATTGAAGACTTAACCTCAACTTTGGGATTCAATCATGGAACCGCAGTCAAGATGGTTACTGAATTCGAAGATTTCAACCTTTGGTTGTCAGCTGAAGAAAATCCAGTTACTGACTTCTGATCAGTATTTAAAATAAAAAGATCTGGGGCCGATTATTCGGCCCCTTTTCTTTTATCTAAAGTTATTCTTTTTATTTCTAAAGACGCCAGTTCCACAAGCTTCGCTCTTTGCGTGGTCGCAATAGCTACATATTCTTGTGTTGGCGGTTGGCAGGAAGTTGGTGTCTGCGATTATGCTATTAATGGCTTTTAATATTCTAACTTTTACATTTTCTATATCATCTAAAGAAAATAGATGACCTTTTTTCTTTCCGGATCTTAGGTAATATAGCTCTGCATATACTTCTTTTTCAGGAAAGATGTTGTGCATTGCCAGCGCATATATACCCAATTGAAGATTATTATGAATGTCCTTTTGAGTAGCTTCCCATTTACCAGTCTTATAGTCGGTAATGTGAACTCTATCTCCGATAAGATCTACCCTATCTATAAAACCTATGATCCTATATATTCCAATAATAAAATTAAAGCTCATTTCTTTTTCATAGATATTTAGCTTCTTGTCAACATGTTGATCATAGAATTCATCTATGATTACTGATCCGACTGATAATAGCTCTGAAGAAATTAAATTATCAGGGTCCCAAATAGGGATATTCTTTTCGTATTCATTTCTAAGATCTGTTATATCTAATGTTTTTTCATTATCTAAAATATTTTCCAAAACAGAGTGAACTATATTACCAAGTACGGCTGGCGGATTAAATTGCCTAGGCTCCTTAAGGATATAGGAATAAAAATACTTGGCTGCGCATTGTGTATAGGTGTCTATTCTTGAATAGGAAAAGTCAACTACTCCTAATTTTTGTAAGTCGTTTAAACTATCATAATTTTTAATCAATATAGAACTCAAAAATATTCCTACTTCTCTTCATTGGGATCGTATATTAATCGACCATTTTCATCGAATTCTCTTCCGATTTCATCCATAGTATGATTGTTGAGTTTATTCATATAAACACCCTCGCCAATTGCTACCCAACCAGTTTCACCTAATTCCATATGATCATCTTCTTCATAGGGCCACATGTTCGCCTCCTATAGATACCTTGACCTCTGTAAGCTCTTCTGCATTCAAGTAGTAACTTACTACTGTGTACAGATCCTTAAGTTCTTTCTGTGTTAAATAAAAACCAACACAGGTGCATTGCAAGAATAACTTATCGTCATAATTATACGTAGAATCAGTATACTCAGTTAATTTAATATTACCTTTTTCTACCGTTGCAGGGAAATTTTCTAACATTTTTACTCCTCGTAAATACCTATTGGATTCCAATTTGGATTATCTAATTTTTCTCTCATATCTTTAACGTAAGAGTCCCAGTCTCGTTCATCCTCTGTGACTTTTTCATATTTCACTTGACCCTTAAATGGATTCGTCTTAAACTTGGTAGTTATTAAACGACCTTGCTGAGTCTTCCATCTCAGTACTCCATTTTTACAGTCGCAAAAATCATCATTGTCAGCACTGACTTTTAGCTGCGGATCGTAGCGCCCGCTGCATCCGTTACACTTTGTATATCGCCCTTTGTCCTGGCACCTATTGCAGGACGGACAAAAGACCCAACACCATTTATCAGTTGGATTTACTGACGGGTTTGCGTTAGACATTTTGTTTCTCCATTCTAATAATTTCTTCTATAATACTTTTAACTTTTTCGGATGTATTATTTTTAAAGTTATAAATAAACTTATGTACACCGTCTTCTATTTGTAAATAGACAGGCTTATCACCTTTTGACGATTCAATTATATCATATATTTTTTGAATAGTTAAGGGCGAGATACTTTTATCTACATCAAATACTAAAGCTTTTCCACTAGAAAATATATGTGAATCTATTTTTTCTGAATTATTGTAAAATAATCTTACAATAGAACCCTCTTCATCGCTCTCTCTATTTACCGATCCGGACATAATAAATATGTCCCCCTTCGAAAAAGGTTCTTCACTTAATTGCTTAGCCGAATTGGGGAATATGACAATTTCTATATCTGAAGATATATCCTCCAGTAAGACCTTATACATCTTAGTCCCCTTTTTTGTAATTATAGTCTTTACGTCTGTTACAATTCCGCCAACTCTTACTGGAGTTCCAGTCGCAACTTCTGCTAAATCAATAATTTCGTAATCAATTTTCTTGGATAATATATCCCATATTCCGTTAACTGGGTGATCAGTTACATACATCCCTAGTTCTTCTTTTTCTTTTTCTAGAAGTTCTATTTCTTGTATTCTGTTAATTTCTAGATCATCCCTATAGTCAAATAGCTCATCAAAAGCTCCCGCACTTGCAAGATGTTCTAGCGTTGTTTTTTTCAGCGTTGAAGGATCACATCTTCTAAAGAAATCATATACGCTAGTATATGGAAGACTTAAATCTCGAGCATTAACTATTGCGTCTGCAATAGAACCACCTATTCCATTTATTGCAGACAAGCCAAAAACAATTGCGCTGTCTCCATCAACTTCAAAGTCAATTCCAGAATAATTAACTGATGGAGGAAGTACATTTATTCCCAACTTTCTACAGTCTGCCAGGTAAAAAGATTGCTTTTCTTTATTGCCGACTACTGAAGACATCAGTGCTGCCATGTACTCAACTGTATAGTTACTCTTTAAGTAGGCTGTAACATAGCTAATCATAGCGTAGCTAGCTGCGTGTGCTCTGTTGAATCCATATCCTCCGAAGTATTCAATATCTGAGAATATTTTATTAGATAAAGATTCACTTAGTCCGGATGTTTTTTGACAGCCTTCTACGAATTTTGAGCGAATGCTTGCAATTTTATCCATTAGCTTTTTACCGATGACCTTTCTAAGATCGTCGGCTTCAGCTGAAGTAAATCCAGCTAGTTCTCTTGCTACTCCTAATACATCCTCTTGGTATAACATAATACCGAGGGAAGGAGCTAGAACCTTTTCTAGTTTTTCATGCTCATATTTAACTTTGCTACGACCGTGCTTTCTGTCAATGTATTCTTTATCCATTCCAGAACCCATTGGACCAGGTCTGTACAGGGATATTAAGGCCATAATGTCTTCAACATTACGCGGTTGAAGCTGCATCATCAGCTGTCTCATCCCAGATGATTCAAGCTGGAATACCCCTGCACAGTTTCCCTTGCAAAGCTCATCGTAAGTTTTGCTGTCGTCTAAGGGAATTGAATCTATGTCTACATCTATGCCTCTATGCTTAAGGACCAACTTAATGCATGAGTCAATAACGCCAAGATTTCTAAGTCCAAGGAAGTCAATTTTGAGAAGTCCACATTGCTCAACTCTTCCCATGTCCCACTGGGTGACTAACGGATTGTCCACGCCCTTTTTCATTACTGGAAGATACTCAGTCAGAGCTTCACGAGAAATAACAATTCCAGCAGCATGTATGCCAGTTTGTCTAACTAGTCCCTCGAGTCCAAAAGCTGCGTCAATAATATTTTTAGCTGTTGAATCTTTATTATAAAGTTGATTAAAATCTTCAACATCCATACATTCAGACAGGTTCTTAGACACGCCAAGAATAGGAGGTGGAACTAGCTTTGCAACTGAGTCACCAGTAGTAAAATCGTGCCCTAGAGCTCTTGCAGCGTCTCTGATAGACTGTCTAGCACCACTTCTGTTGAATGTGCAGATATGTGCAACGTGGTCAGATCCATATTTTGATCTAGCATAGTCAATGACTTCGTCTCGATGTCTATCATCAAAGTCGAGGTCGATATCGGGCATGGACTTTCTTCCCTCAACTAAGAATCGTTCAAACATTAAACCAAATTTAATAGGATCAAGATTAGTAATTTTAAATGCGTATGACAAAATACTTCCAGCAGCAGACCCTCTACCCCATCCGACTCTAATATTATTATCTTTGGCCCAATTTACTAAATCAGAAACAACCAAGAAATATTCTGGGAAGCCCATATCTTTTACGACTCTCATCTCATAGAGAGCTCTGTCTACAATGTGTTGCGGAAGTGGGTCGCCATATCTTTCCTTCAATCCGCTCCACGCTAATCGTTCAAAATAGTCTATAGAAGATTCATTTGTGGGAATAGGAAAATTGGGAAAATAAATATTTCCAAAATTAAGGTTAACATCTACCATGTCGCATACGTCCATGGTATTTTTCAGCCACTCTGAATTAAATCTTCTTTCCATGTCATCATAGGATTGCAGATAAAACTCATCGCCACTAAAAGAGAATCTATTAGGAGTGTTGACATTTGCGTTAGTTGCTACGCATAGCATGATGTCATGCGCTCTAGCATCATGCTGATGCACGTAATGGCAGTCGCCGCTAGGAACAACTTTAGCACCAATTATGGATGCAATTTCAATTAGTTGATTAAATACTTTTCTTTGCTCAGATAGACCATGATCTTGAATTTCAATAAAGTAATTTTCTTTTCCTACAATATCTTGCATCTTTTTAGCCGACGCTAGTGCGTAGTTAAAATCATCTCTCAATAAAGCTTGAGACACTTCTCCATTAAGGCACCCAGACAAAACAATAATGCCATCAGAATGTTCCGATATGAGATCATGATCGACTCTTGGCTTAACATAATACCCTTCAAGAAAAGATCTAGAGGACATTTTAATTATGTTACTATACCCGGCATTATTCTTAGCCAAAATAGTTATATGATAAGGCCCTCTTTGCTCCCACTCATTCTTAGCTGGGCCTGATCTTTCTTCTGGATCTTTATCGAATCTTGTTTTTCTAGCTTGATAAAATTCAGAACCTAGAATTGGCTTAACCCCAGTTGCTACTCCAGCATCATAAAAATCTAACCATGAATGGATGTTGCCATGATCGGTAGTTGCTAGTCCCTTCATCCCAAGGGACTGCGCTCTATCTAAATACTGCTCTATCCGACCATGACCATCCAACATGGAGTAAACCGTATGGTTATGTAAGTTTGTCCAATTTTTCACTAGATTCCTCTACTTTTATCCGAACCATCTAAGGCTCTATTTCTTATGTGACGATAAGTAATAATGACTACTCCACCACAAAACTTACAGGGCACTGACTTTCCCTCTTGAGCGAATGGACTATTGTACATATACTTCTCAGGTTGATCTGATTTACATTCAGAACAAACACCGATAACTTCGTCTTCTTCATTGTTCTCTTCCATGTTCACCTCCCTTGCTGAGAGCTACGTAGGCAAATCTGATTGGGGATGGCGCAGATTGCTCTTGAGTTTCCATAAATTTGTCTCCTACTTTTACCCATTTATTTCTTTTATCCAAAGAGCATTCGCCGCATCCTACTCCGGCTGCGTTTGCTCTTTCGCAAGTATAGGGTCTTCCACCAATTCCTAAGTTTCTTCTTTTGACCCAATCATTAATGTGGCTGTTAGTTTTCTCCACATTGTAGTCGTCACAGTTACTTAGTATACCGTGCAAAAATTCAATAGATTCCTGGTTGTATGTCAGGATTGAGCATAGGAATAATCTAGCCTCATGTTCTAGATACTTACTGTCAATCGCCTGTTGCCATAGTCTCTTAATGGCGGAGCAGCTTTCCAGCAATCTTTTTGGAGTAAAGTCTTTTTCTTTTTCTTCTACCGTCTTAAAGGCAGATGACCCGTGTCTATTGAAGTATCCAATAAAATCTTTAGATCTTTCTTTATCTATTTCTAAGTTATATGTAAACTCTCTAAACCATTCATTTGCTCTGGCATTAAATGCTTGTTCTTGTATCGTATTTTCCGACTGCTCTTTACAGTACTCCAATACTTCAGCTATTCCCTTACTTAATACCTCAACTGGAATTATATTTTTATAGAGGCCAGTGTCTTGGTGTTGACTTCCTTGTAGTCTCCACATTCTTCTTGCGTCATATACGCTAAAATCCAAAGAGGTAAGGCTAAGTTTTTCTTTTAAAGAAGTGGCAATGAATCTGAATATGTTTGGAAGATTGTTAGAAGGGCTAATACCCAGAGTAACAGCCTCACATTCAATGTGAAATCCTTTCTTGCCCGTAAAATAAACTATTATTGCGGATTTTGGAATGTACTGCAGGAGGTACTCATATAGCTTTACGCACTCTACGTAGGATATTTCCTGGTCCTTGTTGTCAATATCAAAATACAAAGAACCTAGTCTAACTGCTTCCTCTAGGTCCTGAGAATTATAAGACCAGACAGATGTATATAGTCCTATGTTTTTATTCTCTGCTCTAAAAGACTCAATACTATTGACGTCTATTAGAATTGGCTTATCGCCATTCTTAGAACGTATTACTCTAGAAAGAGAGGGCACATACTTAGCTATCTCTACATACTTCCAAGAAGACAAATATTTAGAGTCATCATCTGGTATTCTCATAATATTTTAGCTTTACCCTCTTCGCAATTAATGTCAATCGTGGCTATTTTTTCTTCTATAATACTGCCAGAATGTGACCTATAGTAAATGGACTCTTTTATTATATCATCTAGGTGCGACAGAATAAACATCCTATTAACTATTCTTATTTGTTTATTTCGAAGACTTTCTCCACTGCTCATTCATTAACTCGCTATCTTCAATAACATTGTGAATTTTACTTGCAACGTTGTCTGCTATGTGAACAATATAGTCCATATATGTTATGGGGCAAGTCTCTGGAACCGGAGACCAAGGGCCAAGGTGACATCTTACCAGGCGCAAAATAGTTTGAGCCACATCCTCTGATATAAAAAGACTGGTTGACTGGGAGTCATTTCCGTATTCTTTATCATGCGCTTGACACTTTGATATAAAATTACCCACCGTATAAGGATGCATCGGATCATAATTAAATGAAGTTGAATCCTCGGAAGCAATTCCTTTTGTTATGTCGTGCAGTATGCATGCTGCAATTATTATATCTCTTTCGTCCCCTGACAACGAATAGGAATCACACAATATAGCGGCAACTCTGACTACACGCTTAGTGTGAAGAACATTGCCTCCGACATTATGTTCATCTGGCGGATGATACTTCCCAGAAAAACTAGATGGTATATTCCAAAAAATCTCTGCTTTAAGTAAGATTGATCGAACAAAGGATGCTATCGAGTCATCGTTGATTAAATTAATTTCATTTAAAAGTTCAGATAAAACTTCATTCTCATTAGAAATGATATCGCTTTTATCATCTTTTAATATTTCATCTAATATATTTTTTGCCATTATTTCCATCCATTCCATTTTGAGCAAGGCGCATCGAATGGACACTTCTTGCAGTATTGTGTTAAGCCTCTTCGTGGAACAAAGACCTCTTTAGATTCTATTGAGTCACACCAATATTCTATCGAATCTATGTCCTGTTGATTTATTTCATATTCATTAAACGATAAATTATTAGACAATAAATCTATATATCCAAACTTGGTATTTTTTATTTTAGCTGGATGTAGATTTTTAAATGCAAGATACATGGCTGCAAAGTCCATTTGATATATGTGTCGATAATTATTTTTGTAATTAAACATTAATTTAACTACATAGTTTTCATTATCTTTTCTATATATAACATCAAATTTGTCTTCTATTCTAACGTTATTGTTTATTGTAATTATATAGTCATCATAGATAGACAAAGGTATGAGATCAGTTTGACTATATGTTTCATGGAATCTCAATAGCAATCCCGCTGCCTGCGTTGTAAGGCTCGCTGCATTGCCGTAGGCACTCTCGTGCTTTTCTGTAGCGATATCATAGTGACTAGTATCTTTTGGAAACCAAATTTTTTCCCATCTATTTAATAAGGAGGCGTATGACGGGGTAATCCCACCTTGTTTCTTGAACCAAAAAAAATGTATAATGCTTTTAATTGTTGCTTCAAATCTAGAAGTATATATATCTCTAGAGTAAATAGTTTCTGGAAGCTTTTCTACATATCTATAATCGTATAGTCTTTCGCATGTCTGAAAATCTTTAATTGAATTTACATTAAGGTTGATCATCAATCAAATCCTTCTCCACTTAATAGGTTTTGTAAGTCTGTTTCATCAGAATATGAATTCTTAGAAACATGTTCATATTCTTCATATATTTTCTTTTCATCATTATATCTAACTAGAGGTGGATCATACATGAATGCAGATCCAGTAATTCTATTCTTAGGTATTTGTAGTTGCATTACGTGCTCATCCTCAGTTTCGTCATTTGATGCCAGACGTTTTTCTGTAATGAAAATAGTTACTGCACACTTTTGCTGAATAGCGAGAGATCCACCAGTATCTGACTGTTGAACAACTTCTCTTTTTTCTTTCATTCTATTTGAGTTCTCTTGTGCCGTAATGATTAGCGCACAGTTCATGTCTCTAGCTAGCTTCTCTAGGCGAACCATCATCTCTTCGAATTCACCCCAACGTGGCTTGCCTTTGCCTGCGCCTCTCGTAAACATTGACTGAATTGTATCGATAATTAAAACATCAGGAATTTTATCTCCATGACCTATTAAGTCTCTTAACCAAAGTTCAAGATCTTCAAAATAAGGTGTGTCCGGATCATGGCGAACCATTAAGCGATCTCCCCATTCTTCAAGCTTAGCCTTGAACTGATTCAAGTATCCCTGCTTTTCAGTTTCTGTCCATTTGTCTGATTCTGAATAAACATTCTTGCCAATAATTTGGGTCATTAATATTCTTTCCCAGTGACCAGTGGCTTCCTCAAAGTTAACAAAGAGAACCCTATGTCCAGTATCTAGCCAATGATTCGCTAGGCACTTTGCGAACGTACTTTTTCCCTTGCCTGAGGCAGCTATGATGGCGTGTACGGCGCCCTTGAAGAACCCACCATCATCTGTATACCCCATAGCCCTATTTAGGGATTTAAACTGAGTAGACATGAAGTTAGGGATATCCAGAAGACCATCTACTCTGCCAAGAATGTCATTAGCAGTTGTGAGCTTATCCAGCGGATTGTATTTTATTGAATTTTCTAATTCTTTAATTTGAGATGTTACTTCATTTATTCTTTGTACATCTTCTATTGACTTCAAGCCTTTTTTATTTAGAAGCAGCTGCAGCTCGTGTAGGTAATTAATTTGCTTGCGCTTATTAGCCTTATGCTTGAGCAGCTCTAAGACGGACTCTCTACTAGGTGTGTCGACACTTAGAATGTAGTCCAGCATGATTGATATGCCAGCACCGCCGCCTAGGGCAGAATAAATATCTGTTTCACTTTCTAGCCAAGATTTAAAAGCTATTGGATCAACTATCTCCAGATTAGTGGCCCTATGGAAAGATAATAAAGCTTCATAAAATTCATGAGTTCCCTTTTCGCCATGTATCAATCCGACTATATCGGTTGGTAAATTGTCATTAAAAAAGGCTATTGCCCCATGCTCTTTTAGGCATAGGGCAAAAGCCTGATACTCTAATGGTGAATTTTCTGACTCAGAGATTTCTTCTATTGTCATCAATTTTAGAACCTTTTATTTTTCTGTATAGACTTTTTCTATACTCAGAGTTTTTCTTTTTTGCTTCGTTGTAGAATGGATTGTCTGTAAGTGATTTTTTTTGCTTCTTATCAGAGATATAATCACTAGACCTAATTGCCTCTAGCATTCTATTATACACGCTATCTTCAGTTAGGGAGTCGTTATAGCGGAAAACTATTAGAGCAATACCGTTATCTTTACAGTATTGGACTTTCTTTTCATCTCTTTTTTGGGCTTCTTCAAACTCATATTTAGATTCAAAAAATCTACTAGTGTAAAAAAAATGCTGACGCCCATGATATTCTGCCGCCAGCTTATATGAGGGACAGTAAACATCAAATCTTAGTCTATCATCAATGTGATATTCATTTACTATTTCTTCACCTGGAAGAATTTTTTGCATGATCTGAGTTAGGGCTGTTTGACCTCTAGACATTTTTTTTCTAGACTCTTTCAACCAAGACAAACCTAATTGATTTATCTTTTTGTTAACTTCGTTAACTGAAACATCTAGCTGTCTAGCTATTGCACTAATTGATGAATTTGTCTCTAGTAAAAGATCAATCAAAAACTGTACATCGTCTTCTTCTAGCTTATTCTTTTTATCTTTCATGCTACTGGCTGAGGATATGTAACCTTACTCAAACTAAGTGTTTTACCAAAATCTATGGTTGACATATTTAAGTTGTCCCATATTTTTGACATTAAGGCTAGACCTAATACTCCACAGTCCATAATGCAATAGTCAACTCCACCTTCAAACTCTGCAAGTTGTGCATATATGTTATCAATTTTTTCATAATAATTAGTATAAGCTACGTTGATAATGTGGGTATTGTTTCCAAAGTGTTTTTGAATTATCTTTTTATCATGAAAAGTAATAACAACACTAGGTGTATTCTTAATGTAATAATTGACTGTTGAATTATATATCTCTTTATTATTCATGTAATAATATTCAAAGATATTAGAATAGTAATACTCTCCATTTTTGTGAAGGCCTATCTTGTAATGCTTGCCGTCTTCAATGTCAGATACTAGCGAATGCGAAATTGCTTTCATTACATTTGGATCTGTATTCTTCAATGATGAAACTACGTTTTTTGCAAAATGACTTGGAAAAGAATTGTCCGAGTTTTTGCTTAAGGCAATTATTGCTGATTTTGGAACATTGATGTATGAAAATTTTTTCTTCTTTTCCATAGCAGATGTTAAGTTGATGATGGACTGTGTTTGATTTAAAAATGTCATATTTTCCTATTAAATTCCAAACGTTCCCCAGTCAATTAAGACTGGGTTAGTGTCCAATATTGAGTTGATATGGCTAAGGTTATGAAACTCTCCACCATCTATTTCTGTATATCTTTCATGCTTTATCTGCTTATCTTGATCTAAGATGTAACCTAGATGTTGCATTACTAGCTTAGAGTCTTTCCAAAAATTACCTTGTCTCATCCAGTCAGCTACATAGGTAGGTTCCGAACCGCAAGCCAGTTTTCTATTTGCAAATCCGCCACCCTCTACAAATCTAAAAATTCTAGAACTATTATTTGGCGCCCAAAGCTTGTCTACTCGATACTGGTTTTCATTCCACATATGATAAAATCTTACATTAACTACATCCTGCGGAGATTGACCTAGTACTGTTCTGATGTCAATATTTTCCAAGTGAAAAAGTTTTTCATCACAATCAATTGCAATAATCCAATCACCTTTTTTGGCGAACTTTTCCATATTGCCCCAGGCATATGCTCGAAGCTTACCTTCGTGAACTTTAAATAGTGGCTCTGGCGACTGAAAAACTTCTGCGTACTTTGCAGCTATTTCAGGAGTATTATCAGTAGAGCAGTCGTCTGTGAAAATAATTTTGTCAACTTGACTGCTAAGTTTTTGAAGAACATCTTCTAAGAATCTAGAAGATTCATTGCGGCCTATCATTTGTGCATAAATCATTATTGTCCTAAGGGTAAAAAAGATTGAGGGGAGAGACCCCCCCCTCAATCTAAATTGAATATGATACGAAGGTTATTTCAGTTAACTAGTTGTTCGCGAGCTTCAATAGCAGAAATTCGCTCGATCTCTACATCGCTGCAGATGAGTTCTCCGGAAATACCAGAAGTACGACGACCGTTGCTCATTGCAATTTTTTGAGCTTCAGCCTTATTGTTTGCCTTGACTACTGATGTTGTTGTTACTGTGAAATACTTGAACTTATTGTCTGACATTTTAGTCCTTTCTAGACTAATTTGATGGATAATTGACTGCGATATATTCTATCGCATCTTGCATTGATGGTGCAAGCTTTGTTGCCATGTATTTTAGATAGACTCTATTTTTATTGGAGTCACAGCAAAAAACAACTGCTGGCTGATTATTAAACTTAGCCCAAGCTAACTCAAAATCAGTACCTATATACGCGCGATCTTGTAACATATATTCTACCAGAATGATATCTGCTCTGCGTTGCATGAAAAGATTTTTTTCAACAATTTCTTCCGGTGTTTCGTAATCTTTATCAGCGATATTCATTGGATCCAATACGTCATAGCCTGCAAGGTGCAAAGCTTTTGTTGCAGACTTGCGCCAAAAACGACCATAGTCTTCAACTCCTTCTATTGCTCCGGAAAGAAATACTTTAAGAGGCATATGCTACTCCTGGCCAATAGTATTCTAAATCAATTGGTTCATCGAAATATTGTGAATAGTATGAAAAATCTTTACGAAGAAGATTTGACCTATGTGATCTATGAAACTCTTCATTTCCAAACCATGCTGGCATGACTACTGAGTTTGGTTCTATTTCCTCAAGGGACATATTATTCTTATATCCTCTACGGGACCATTCGCGGATAGTCATATTCTGATACAACTTTAAAGCGGATTCATAACCGGTCCACATTAATGTAACCGGATGATTTCGCCAGCCTTTTGTAGGCGTTCTTTCTAGCAGTATGTTAAGAACCTGATATGTTTCAACGCGTTGCTTTCCAAGACGACGGTAATCTAATGTTTCTACAGACTTTTTAAAATCTGCATATGGTAGAAATGTCTGCACTTTAGTCCTTTTTAAATTCAGTGAATGTTTTGTCGCCTACGCCAAAGTACTCTCTAGCTAGACCAGATGCTATTATAGCATCATTTAGGCACTCTCCGGCTGCATTCCATACTCGAGCTAAAACTCTTCCGTACTTTTCATTCTTGTCAAGAATAGTTTCTATCTTGACCTTATGGCTAGCCGCTGTTAGCCACTGGTCAGTAAACTCTTTTGCTGCTAGACCCATTTTCTTTTCTTCTAGATTCGTAGTGCGACTCTCTGGAGTATTTACTCCATAAAGACGAACTCTACCCTTTCTTAGAGTATCAAATCCTAAGTCAATAACAATATCGAACGTATCGCCATCAACAACTTTTTTTACCTCTGCGTTATATATCCATGGATTTAATTTATCTGACATTTTAATCTCTTTCTATTCCGATATAATCGCATGCTTTGCGAAATATTGCTTGACTTGTTTTAAAGTGGGAATCTGCTTCGCCCCCAACAGTAGAAGACTTGTGCCAGCTATGGCCAATAGAAACACTCCCATCATATACTACGTTATAACCTAAGTGTCTTGCAAAATATGAACACCAAGTCTCTTCATAATAGTGAGGAGTAGGGAGAAATGCTCCTTCTGCATCAGGGTGCATTTTTTTATAGCCTGAGTGATTAGTTAGTGCGTTCCAAACTTCCCTACGAATGAAGTATGCTGAACCTGACACGGTAACGCATTCAACTCTATCCTTATATAAAAGATCTGCCGGGTCGTGCTCGCGCCATCCCCGATGTCGTGGCTGTGTATTTGTTCCAACAATTCCTGCGTGAGTTATATATCCGTTTTCGTCTCTTTGCTTTGGGCCTAAGATGTGGATATCTGGATTGTTGTTAAATATATTTTGAATATTAACTAGACTCTCGCTTGATAGCCATACGTCTGCGTTTAACAGACAGATTATATCTGCTTCCCCGTCTTTAGCTAATTGATTACACGCAGCTGAATATCCTATATTTTCGTTATTGTATACCTTATTAATTTTATATCTTTGAGAATTATACTTAAGCCACTCTGCGCTGTCGTCTTTTGAATCATTATCTGCTATATACAGATTCCATACTTTTTCATTTGCGTGCAAATCGTTATGCAAGCAGTCTAGGAACCTATTGAGTAAGGGCCTAGTGTTATAATTTACTACACATAAATCTATCAATTTAGTTCTCCACTAAAAGTAATTGCCTCAAAGGCCATTTCTGGACTCATTCCAAAATCAATTAAATTAAAAAATTCTTGTTCAATACTTTCTAATTTATCTTCATTAAAAAATTCTTTAAATCTATTTAAATATTGATGTAGTGTTGGGTTTTTTCTATGTTCTTCTGACATTTTTTTTGATCTATTCTGTCCTAAAGTGTATCCAATTGCAAGTAAGTTGACTATGAAGAATAGCCTATTACCATTCTTCATAGTCATCATCCATCGAATCAAAATAATTTTCTATAGCCTGCATTCTCACAGTGTCGGCTACTCTTCTAAAAGAATCTGCGTGCTCGTCTTGATTTTCATTAGCAAGATAATCGTATGTTTCGGCTATATGCATGGCTGTTTCATAGTCTATGACTATGGCGGTTTCCCCGATTGATAGTTTAACGCTTAACTTCTTTTTATTATTCTGTTTCTTTGACATTGCTTTCTTCCTTATTATTTACTCTATGTATTGCAAGATTATCAGTATCTGGCTCAAATGTTACAAAAAAAATATTCTTCTCATCTAAAGAATACCCTTCTGGCGGAGGACTATCTAGTGCTATTTTCTTAGAAGAGCAACCATAGACTTGACTGTGATTTTTGTATACTACCAAATAGTTTAACTTAGCTGCTGGCATGATTCGCCTCCAAAACCTTTACGGAACACTCAGACAAAAACTTCTTCACTTTAGGCCATTCCTTATAGGATTGATCTAATAAACAATAAACTGTATCTACTGTTGAGTTAGCAATTAGTTTAGCACATGAGAAGCAGGGTGGTCCATTGATATACATTTTTTTTGCTCGTGAAGAATAGTCAGAATGGAGCAACGCATTTGCCTCTGCGTGAATTGCTATGCAATTATCATAAATGGAACCGTTCTCAGATCCTTGCGTTAATCTTGGGCATCCACCCTCATCACAATGTTTCACCCCACTGGGGCCACCATTGTAACCAACTCCAACTATATGACCATATTCGTCTACTAAAATGGCAGCGTATTTTCTTTTTGCGCAAGTTGAAAATATCTTAGATATGGAACTACACAGTTCCATGTATTGTTCATCTTTTCTATTCATAAGATTATTACTTTACTACCAACGCAGCGGCTACGCCTGAGACTAGACAAAGAAGGATTGCAACTGTCTTTTCTTTTCCTTTTGGAAGAGACTGATTAAGTATCTGGAGTGATATGCACCAGTTAATTATTAATGTAAATATTAAAAGTTTTAATATATCAATCATATTATTGCTTGGTTAGTAGCTCAATGCACACTGGAAATTTATCCACTATTAGAGAATAAACTGCTCTAGCGTACTCCTGTATTTCTTTTTGCGAGTCTTCAGCTAATCTTTGATTCAAAAATAACGCCACAGATTGAAGACTTGCTGACCAGCGATAAACAACATGCATGCCGTAGGCTGGTAGAAACAATCTAGCTTGCTCTGGTGCTACTCCATTTTCCATAGCCATAGAATAAAGGGCTTCACCTTGATCAACATAATCCTGCAACTGTTGAGTCAGGAGTGAGCCAGTCCATGGATCTATTGGGCCACCAGACCCTTGCTTCTTGTCATCTGGAGCTAAACGCCATTGCTCACTAGTGGGAATGTAAAACTCCGGATCCATAGTGATATATCTTCTGCTGGATTCATTCCATGAGTCCATTGTATGGTCAGAGCCCACTACGTATTTCCAGTGCTGACGTGCAACCATAAGGGGGGCCTTCATTTCAAACGTCATAAACGCATGACGAAATGGGGACATATGATTTTCTCTTACTAAGAAATCCAACAGTCTTCCATCGTTGACTGTCATCTCCTTAGATTCTTTAGCAAATGATGCTCTGGCAGCATTGACTACGGATAGGTCAGAACCCATAACGTCAACCAGTCTAACATATCCATTATTTAATACCGTAATTAATTTATCTTCATTCTGTTCCATCTTCAAAATCCTCATCTTCATCATCAACGATTACAAAAGAGATAAAGTTATCCGTCATGCAATCATTAAAATCTTCCGATATTTTATATAATGAACCAAGTATATCAGATATTTCGCTATCTGGCTCACCAAGCATATTCTCCCCATCTAGGGAGGCTATGATTACTTCTGTAATATTAGAAATATTATCAGATAGTGCCTGTTGAATCAATAGCAGTTCTTTTACGCCAAGTTTTACCTCTGACGTAAAAGAATCTGATATCTCTTTTAACTCATTAGAATTAACTATTTCAGAAAATTTCTTTTCAAAGTCTTCATTCTCAAATTCATTTTTTTCAGACATAATATCACTTGATTGGGCAAGCTCCGCCTTCACACTCAAGACTATCCAGTAAATCCATGTTGCTAGAGTCGGTAAAATTAATTCCATCTTTAATCTTCGACTTTAACTTATTGTATACTTCTTAAGTAATTTCCTCATACGGGGCAAGAGTAAATCCATGCTCACTGTGTAGCAGGAACGATACTGATTTTACTTTGTTTTTATAATTCTTCTTCATCCACTCTTGAATCTCTGGAAGTTCTTCCTTCTTGTAGTAAACGGTAACGCTTACGTTATTATCTGCCCATGTTGACTGAGCTTTGACTACCCATTCAAGTTGATTGATTGCAGTTATCTGACCTGCAAGAGTAGCGTGTTCAGGAGTCTTGCATGGGAAGTCAACAACGCAGATCGTGTGATTTTCTTTACCGTCTAACCCTACGTCATACTGAACCTTGTGTCCTTTATCTCTGCAGTAATTTACGAGTGGATCGTTGCTACCCATGCGTACTCGACGGATATAATATTTTGCGTAAGCTGGATGAATGCCTGGCGTAACTCCCGCCAACAGACTTAGGGTTCCACTGGGCTTTACGGTTGTTAGTTTAATTGACTTATTTATTCCCAGAGTAGCAGACCACTGCTCATCGATCTGCTTAAGATTTTTGTACGCTTCATCAATCCAAGATAATTGCTCTTCCGTAGATTGCAGCCATCCCGTAATACCCTGGCCCAATCTTCGGTTTCTTTCAATGACATCTTGACTCTTCTTGTACGGATAGGCCAATGTTGTTATTGCCTTCTGAGTTTTATAGAGGAGCATGCTGACATCAAAAAGCTCTTCTTTTGAAGTGATATTAGGAAGAAAAATCTCAGCTAGATTACAAGGCTCTCCATCTTCTAGACCAATTTCTCCACATGGATTGGTGCCAATTACTCGGCTGTCGTTAGCCTTTTCGCCTAGTCTACCATTTTTACGAATAAGGTTTCTGTTAATCAAACCATAAGGTTCACCGGATCCATCATAGCCCTTCCAGAATTCATCAATGATCTCTTCGTATGCATCAGCGTAGATTGAATTATTTGAATTGCCACGCCAAGCAGGGATGTCACCCTTGCCCCAATTCTTCGCTTTTAAGAAAAGGAAATCATCAGGGTCTCCAATAGCTATTTGGGCAGATCGTCGAGCAGAGCCCGCTACAACTATCTTTCCGATGATATTAGCTATGTCCAAGGCATCGATTGAGCGAATCTTTTTTCCAATACGAGAATTCAAAATATCGCAAATATTCTTAATGCCTTCGATAAGAACTTCAGGGCCAGACGCTGTTCCACCAAACGTCTTCAGGGGTGCACCATACCCTCTTACTAGAATGGTACTATAAGTAAAGGATTCTCCAGTTTCAAAATAGCTTCTTAAAACCTTACCAAGTAACGCTGACCAACCCTTTCTTGAGTCGCCAACAATAAAGTCTGCGTCATTAGTTTTTTCATGTCGAATAGATTGAACGTTTTGCACCTTGGGGAAATCATGAACACTTGCTCGCTCTACGGTAAAGCCAACGCCACCGCCAACCATTAGGTGATCCATCAGGAATTGAAAGTCTTCTACTTTAGATATTGTTGTCATCCAACAGTTGACTAGGGAGACGCCACTCATCTTTTCTACTAAAGGTGTCCCCAATTGCCACAAGCAACGTCCGGCAAAAATGCCCTTAAGATTAAAAATATAATCAAACAGTCTTTCTGCTTCTTCTACCGTATAGCCTGCACCTATCTTCTGAGCGCCATCTATACAACGTGCTATTGTTTCATGCCAATATTCTTTTCTACCTAAGGACTCTATTTCTCTAGAATAGGTTCTTCGATATACTATCTCGCCTAGACCATTAAATCCCCAAGGAGCTACCTTGTCTGCGTATGAGTTTATAAAGTCTTTAGAAAGAATACTGTTTTCCATTTTTATCTCCTGTGTTAATTGCTATTGTTTTTATGTATTTATTATTAGTTTTAGCTAGTTCAGCTAATTTTATTTTCTTAATTTGTTCTACTGAATAAACGTTATGTATTTGCTTCTCAAAGAAGTAGCCACTTCTCCAATTGAAAACCTTATCTACATTAGATTTATGGTTCATGAATATATTACATATAACAGCCCCACCGTATGCTTTGACTAGGTTGGTTAGTTTATCTTTCAATATCGACGCATCGACCTTAGACATGTCTTCAAACTCTTCGGCTTTTTGATATAGCCAATTGTAAGCTTGTCTTGTAATCGGAGATATATCTATCGGATCTATTATACCTAATACTATGATCTGATTTCTCATTGCATTAATTTTTACATCTTCTTTTAGGATATCTATGTAAAGAGTAAACCAATCATTTTTACTGAATTGAGCCCAGCCTGTACACCAAAATAATAGATTTGTAGCAGGATCGGGGATAGTCGTTTTTTCCATCAGAGGAAGTATAGTAGCACAACTGATAGCCTTCTTTACATGTTCTTTTGCAGCTTCTTGATTCTGCATTTTGTTAACGGAGTTTTTCCATAGAGTAGCAATTGAGTCCTGCCACGATATGTCAGCGACGTAGAGCTTAAGGTACTTTTCAGCAACGCTTATAGGGAGCGAGTTATTATCAATGGCCTGTTGTACTTCTTGTATAGACATCATCAATCCTTAATAGTTCCAGATAAAATTATGTAAACATATATACTTGCCGAAGAAAACAGACAACCCCGCCTCATGTGGACGGGGTTGTTGTAACATTGGCTTTCTCATTCCTGCATTATAGCATGAGAGTGCCAGATTATGTTCTATTGACTTAATTTTTTATTGTTGCTGCACTCTCGGGATTACCCATTTTTGTTGCAACCAAACCTTTAACAACACTTATTGCTGCTGCAACTGCAGCTGTAGCTGCTGACTTAATTTCATCAACACCACCTACTGTGTAAACAGCAATGAAAGCTTGCGCCGCTGTCCATATAGCTCTTTCTAAAATGTCTTTTTGTAATTTATTCATAATGCCTTCCTTAGGAAAAATTCTTTCTAATTAGCTTCTCTATAAGAAGATGAAAAGTTAAACCTAGCCACACTCCTGTGAATATACTTCCTGTTATTCTATTTTCTGTATGCCTCCAAAAAGCTCGAGTTAGTGTCTCGATTTTTTTGGACTTTATAGCATATATGTCATACGCTATAATCCCGAGGGCTAAACCGCCCCAAGCTATGGTCCCACTTTTTTTGTCATCTCTTTCCAAGATGAGCGGGGTGCCAAACATCTTAGAGAGCTTTAGCGGAAGGAACTCCATTAAATTCTTGGACCTTTTCACGACCATAATCTCCAGTAGTATTTGCCTGACCATAACCGCTAGTGAATATTACAGTGCTAGTGACGCCATTGAATTGAGTCGGTTGGAAGAATCCAAACGAAGAAGCTGCGCCAGCAGCATCTGTGCGCTGAGCATGGCCGGTGTTGGCAAAAATATCAGCAGAAGGTACACCGTCAAATATGTTGTTATCATATAGGGCGTAATCGTTGACCCTATTGTATGCATGTCCAAACGTTGAGGGGAATGCGGATGCGCCAGCTAAGCCCTTGTATTCATTAGGCTTAAATCTAGCTCCATCATACGTAGCAGTACCATCAGGGAACGTTCCAGAAAGAGGATGAACGTATAATGTAGATCCGTTAAATATCTGGGACATAAATCTATTGCCCGGGAATTGACCGGTGCCAGGAGCAAAATGATTGTCTGGCGCACCATCTAGAACGTGACTGGTGCTATACAATGGATAGAAAGAATATGTACCAGTACCCTTGACTTTGCCGGTCATTGAGACATATGGGTTGACCATTCCAGCTGTTGTTCTGCCCTTTAATACTGGTCTGGGCCCTTGGTAAAACGTTGCCATTTATTTTCTCCTTATAAAAAGATACGTGTCTTTATAGTACACCTAAAATGTTTTTTTTAAACCTTAGTTGTATTGAATAATTAAATCAGACAAAACTGGTGCTGTTGTGTCATTTGCCACATTTAAAGTAACTTCAATCCATACATGGTTATTTGCTCCTGGATTGTCCAAACTATAGGTCCCCCCATCATCATATATGATCCTATAGTCAAAAACGTTACTAATTTGACTTAATGGAACATTATATATTTTTGGAGTAACGCTAGTTATTTCATTTATAACATCACCAGATATTGGGGTATATTTTATTATAGTTCTTCCAGTGGGTAGGAATTTATCATACCTTATGTCTAGGTCTGAAAGGCCATAGGTGTATATGTAATTTCCAAGCTCTGTAAAGTAATTTTTTTGATTAAATTTTACTCTTATAGCGGTAACTTCTGTTTCCGGGAATTGATAGCATAGGGGTCCGGAGTTCTTTACTGAATCTGCGCCTGAGGTATTCCATCCTCCAGGAGCAACTTTCCCGATTGCCGAAAGATCACCATCATAATAGCCATTCGAATTAAGGGGTATCCATATATCACTATTTGATAATGTTGGATTTGGCCTAGTTGTGTATTCTATTGAGAATATTTCGACACCAAATGATGGAAATGGATTTAGCTTTATTGTGTTCGTTTTAGACGATCCTGCAATTTCCGGAGATACTTTTACGTACATCATCATTTGAGCACCGGTGATAGGATTGCTATTGGAAACTATTGTTCTTTTCCACACCTTATCTTGAGAGTCTAGAATGCAGTTATATATGGGCGTTGAGTCTATGGTGGCTCCATTTGTATCTACTCCAGTAAATGTAAGATCTAGCATCGCCTTGAAATAGTCAGGAACGATTTGCCCAACACCCGGCTGCCCAAATTTAAGCTTAGAAAAAGATCCGCTAGAGACTTTAGGCAGAGATATGACATTGTATGTTGGATCAAAACTTAATAGTTCAGTTCCTGATACAGCGAAACTGCTACCGATAAAACTAGAATAATCTAGCTGTGAAAAAGAATGAATAGATAGAGTATTGCTTTCGGATTCTAGTGCCTTGATTCTGTCAGAAATATCATTAATGGCGTTTGCCAAAAAGGTGTGATCCTTAAGGACGCGCTCAAAAGCTGCCGACAACTTTGTGTCAACCATATTTGATTTATTATACAGATACACTAAGTCTTGATAGTTTTCTTCTATTCTAGAATTATAATCAGAACTATCAACAGGGCCATTATATTTGTAATCTCTTTTTTTAGTTTTTAAAATGTCTGACATTTCAGTTACCGTTTTCTAATAGTGAAACTTTATAAAATAATCTAGCCAGCTTTCCGCTGAGCTTATTCATGGTGTCAACCTCAAGTAAATTTTCGGTAGCACCTGGGGCATCTATATAAATACCTATTCCTTCTAGGGCGTAACTTGTTCCGTCTTCTAACTTTGCAGCTTGGTCATAATCTCTTACGCTACCAATAAAATAATTTAACTTATTTAAAATGCCTAGATCCACCGTTGTAAGTTCATCTAGTATTCTTGAAAAGTCAATTTTTAATAAATTACTTTCTAGATTTTCAGACAAACTATTTCTTGAAGATTTAAATTTAGTTCTATTAAGCTGGAATAATGGTTCTCTAATTCTATTCTTATTTTCATTTTTGCTAAAAGTTATAGCCATTTTAACCTTCTTCGTTATGTTTGAATTTAACTCTTACACTATCTATTGATGGAGATACCAATGGATTATCTGACCTATATAGATCTGCCCTATATCGAACTGCGCTAACTGGCTTAGCTACGTCTGAATAATACTTGATTTGAGAGACGCCATATAAATACTGAGATGAAATTATTTCTCTAGAACCAAAAACATTATCTATTGTAAATACAAATGAAGATTCAGAAACACGCTGCCTAAATTCATATGGATCTAGATAGGTATAATAGTCTAAAAATAAAGTTCCATAATCAGATATTGACTTTCCAGACATTATATTAAAAGTAATTAATCCTTCAAAGTTTTTATCGTAGGCAATCTTTATGAAGTTTATTCCTCTTTTAAAATCCCACTGAACATCTTTACTTAATGTACCCGAGGGAAGATCTGCTATCAGGGTATCGTTAAGGTATATTGCTAGATTGAAATCTTCTCTACTTTTTGTTACGACGTGTACTGCAGAGTTTTCTGAATCGCAGTTAATCTTGCCGTCTAATAGGCCAGAGCATATGCTATTGAATCCTGGACTAATGGAACTAAGCTGATTTGTTATTGGGGAACTAATGGTTACATCTGACGTATTAGCGGTGTTTATTTTTTCGCTCCATACGTTTAAGGCTTTGTATATTTCCACTGCATTTACAGATGAGGATCTGATTATTGAATAATTCTTAAATGAATTTATCCCAGATAAAATAAAAGGCTGCTTAATGACCTCTACGCCAGCCACCGCTATTCTGTAAACGTTTTTACTGAAGTATACAGAAGTATTAGGGTTTAGTTCATTTGTATTAGCGGATGTTGTGTTTAGATCAATTAATTCCAGTCCACCAACAAGCAGTCCCCCATCCTGTATATTCTTTACTGCTCTGGTGGAAGATTGAAGATTAACAAATGTTGCATTTGAATTACTGCTTGCGTTAATTGGATCTATCGGAATCCAATTAAAATTTTCTACCCCCACTGCAGAAGGATTGTCTACCGCAACAAAATAACTTACGTCATATCCAGATCCAACTTGATGCTCTACATCTAAAGCTATAGATTCTATTGTCAGCAGTCCGTTGTCAGTTTGTGGAATTGATAGTGGCCTAGAGATTAAGGTTGCTCTCTTATCGTGATACTTTGCTCCTATGAAAAAATCTCTTAAACCAAAATCATATATATAAGGCTTATCGGAATCATTTGAAGTTTCATCAGGGTATGTTTTAAATAATGTTAGTTTAACTTTAGAATACTTTAGGGGGTTGAAAGTAAAGGAAAATCTATCATAATCATTTCTTGAGTCTTTAATTTTTATTTGCTCTGGAATTGAGACATCATTAGGGGTCATAGTAACAATTACCGTAGTTGGACTTCCGGTCAACAAAGTTCCCTCAATCTTAGATACTGTAAAATTATTATTAATTGGAATGTCTATATCCATTGAAACTATAGACATATTTGCAGACTGGTACTTATAGCTCCAGTACGTATCCGTTAAACCATCTAAAACATTGTCAAAATCATTTACAGAAGAATTGCTATAAACTTCATTGCCATTTTCAAATATTGAAACCTTTACGGATTGAAGATTAACTACGGATGAAGATATCATATCAAATATGCCAGAGCTAATTTTGGGAATAGTTACATTTCCTATAGATGTATCTACGAAAGCATCTGTGAGCGACATATCTATATTAGTTGTATTAGAAAAATTATCTATAAAAGAATAAAAAAATCCATCTGAATTTAAATTAGAGAATATTAGTTGATCGACTTTACCTTCTAATTCTCTTCTTTTTGCTTTTAGATTTGACAATCTTTTATTTAAGGATGTTATTGTCGACATTAACTCATAGTTATTTTCGTTAATGCACTCATATAATATTTCTAGATTAAATAAAGAATTAATCATGAGCTCATTAAGATCAGAATGGTTAATAAAATCTGATAAACTTATAGCATTATAGTCAACGGAAACAGGGAGACCTAATTTATTAGTTGAAAAATATGTATTAAATATTTTTCTAATTTCTTCTTCTGAGGGTCTATTTCCTGAAGAATAAAATAATTTATATATATTATTTAAAAATTTTCTCTTTTGTATTGTTGCTATGTTCATGATCTTTTAACCTTAGCTATTAGTTGATAAGAGTATATACTTGGAGTAAAGTTTAGTCTATTCTTTTTAGTAATTTTTATTTTAACTAGAATACTTTTTACCTCTCTTGGCACTGCGGGATAAGTGAGATACGAGGCTCCAGAAAGCCTATACTCACTTAGCACTGACTGGTTAAACAGCAGAACTTCTGGTATGCCGGAAAAGTCCAATTGTATAGGAGATATCTGAATCCAGTTATTGCCTCCGTCTACAGAGATGTATCCTAGTAGGGATATATTTTTTAACATAGCTTCGTCAATATTGGAGTCAATGCTTAGCATTACTGATTCCACTGGAAAGTCAAAGTTAAACGGCAGAGAAACAATTTCTAATTGAGAATTAAATGTTTCCTTGTAAACTTCTATATCCTTTAGACCTATACACCAACGCTTAGCCGGATATCTTTCCTTGGCTGACTGCACCAAAACTTTATGCGTTTTTATTCTTTCTTGCGCGGTAAAAGATTCTTCAACTAAAGACATTAAATTTACCGTACTTCCGTCATCTAGTAGCGTTGGACCAATATCTGTAATAGTTAAAGTTAAGTTATTTGTTGGTGCCGTACCACCAAGGCTTGTTCCAAGAATAGTAATAGTATCCCCTATGGCGTAACCAGTGCCATACTTAGTCATTGTGACTGTTGTGTTTCCGCTGTAATTTGCGCTTGATCCAGTTTTAGTGATGGTAAATACTGCGTCAGCACCAGCCCCACTGGTGACGCTTTGAATAACTCCAGGATAAGCTGTCGCTCTAGTTGCAACTGTTAGGGTCAAGTCATTTGTTGGTGACGTACCACCAAGGTTTGTTCCAAGGATGGTGATCGTATCTCCTACGGCGTAGTTGGAGCCACCATTGGTTATTGTGACGGTTATATTATCGCTGTAAACGGCGCCTGACCCAGTTTTGGCGATAGTAAATACCGCGCCAGTACCAGTCCCACTGGTGGCGCTTTGACTTCTTGCCGTATAAGTTGCAGCAGCGGTGACGCTAGTTCCAGAAGCAGTAAATGTTGTAGCGCCCTGAACCAAGGGGGACTTGGTAATGCTCGTTCCAGAAGCGGTAAACGTTGTGCCACCTGGAACCAGAGCGGTATTTAATACATAGAGGTCCATTAGCTCATCAAAGTCGTTTTGCGCTGCCTCCATAGTGTTGTAGTTTTTATTTTTTATTTCATCTTCAGAATATTCTATTGATGGTAGGAAGGATGCACTCTTGGTAACCTTGCCTGTTCCTAGCTCAAATTGAGAATCCCATCTTTCAAAGTAAACTTTTCTCCGCACATCTAACGGACTAGTTAAGGTCAGTTCTATAACGTAAAACTTTCTTGCTACTGGTTTCTTTTTTATTGAAACATCAATACTTTTAAAGGCGGCTCCTAATCTGGAATACTCTGTTGGATTAGACTGTGTCGGCAGTAGGTTGTACTTGTTATATTCAACTTTTTCGTATATATCTTTACTCAGTGCATCCGGATTAAATCTTTCTAAATTTACAAAAGGATTATTTCTATTTGATGCTGTTGGCTTCCAGTACAGGTGCTGAATATCTATATTAGAATACTCTGGCTGTCTAAAAGAGACTTGAATTTTAAAAACTTGTCTTTCCGAAAATCTTATTGTGGCTTTATCATAGAAGTATGATTTAGCCATTTGTAGATTTAGTGGCACTAGTGAAGACCCTATGTATATGGGAGATTTAAGAATTTGCTCCGAAACCCCATCCTTACCATATACTATTATGCTATTAACCTCAACATATTTCATAGATCCAAAATACGGAGTAATGTCTATACTATTTGCAACAGCACTATTTGAAGATGCTAATTCTAAGTCAAGGACTAAGGGTTCGTCCACTGGATGGTTTGACCAATCTAGTAAATCACCTTCTCCGGTTTTGGAGCTGCTAAATTCTGATGTAAGATATTTAAATTCATTTTGTCTTGCCGGAATAGATGGCTTAGGTGATGGGTTACTTTTGTCTACATTTAATGCTTCATATTCAAAGTAGCTTAAAGGGTTAGAATCTTTTATACTGGTAAGATTATTCAATGTGGCACTATTCTCAAATACATATTTATAATCGCTACTCCGTTCAGCGTCTAGCGATCTAACTACCTGATGGCTATTGCCTATAAATCCTCCAGAGCTTAATACTTTTACTAAGTTTGCATTCCATTTTTGGGTAGCTGAGATTGAAAGGCTCATTACTCCATTTTTAATTAATGGATTAAATCCAGCTTGTATTTTTGAGTAATCTATTGAATCATCGTTATCAAAGGAATCACCAACATAAAATATATCATCAGCTGGACTTCTAGAATACATTTGTAGGACTTTGGCTTTTGATGCTATTCGTTCGGAAAATCTTTTTTCATTTTCTATTTCTTTTGTGAATAGATTAAACACACTAATAGATTTTGCATTTAATGAGTCTATCTGACCAGCAGCTACGTTAATGTCCGATGTAGAGCCTTCAAAAAATAAATTAACCTTTGAAGACATGGGTGGTTCGCCTTTAATGAAGGGATCATACTGAGTTAGTGGTGCGCCCATCTGTTGCTGCACCTCTGTTAAAATTGTTGAATATTCACTAGCTATTTCTTCTTTGGAAAAAATTCCTTTAGAATTTACTACATTAATTAACCTAGCTACTTTGATTAAAAGTTGCTGGTAAGATAATAGGTTTGAGGATAATTGTGTCATAAGAGTCTCTTTATCTGAACGTAGAATTTAACTTATCATAATAGGAATCATAATTTATTGTTTTCATCTTTAATACCAGACTGTCAATAGATATCGGATCTGTCGATTCAGGTATATTCTTTCTTAAAATTATTCTAAATCTTAAATCGTTAGGAACATACTGATAATCTACTTTAAATGGCGTATTTATATTTTTATTAAAAACGATTCCTTGACCGCTGTGAATAAATATAGTGTTATTAGTTTGAAAGAATTCATTTTTTTGAGAGCTAGAAGTATAGTTAGTTATGTTTAACGCGAAAGATCCATCTGACAATTGAACTCTTACCGGAGAATAGCCGGAAAAATTACCCGTAAAACTAGTACCGCTAGACTTACTGAAGAAGGCATTGACAGCCGCGCCCCTATTAATGTAGGGTGCATACGACAATCTAACATACGAATTAGAGTCAGTTTGCTTGAATTGTTCCCCTGGCCCATTTACTGTTCCAAATGACTTAACAGATTCAAGGAATATGTTTTGTCTAATAAAATCAATTTCATTGTGTAAAGCTAAAGAATAGTCCAAGGAATAGCTAGCTACATATGTATCTGCTGGATTGAAAGTTTGACTAGACAAAGTAATTGTTTTATTTGAGCTAGAATAAGAATAGCTAATCGATCCTCGCGGCATAAGTGTTCCGTTTTTATATATATTAATAGAGTTAGCTATAGCACTAAAGCGAAGGGTTGCCTTTTTTGAAGTTGGATCAAAGAACAGCATTTCAGACTCTATAAACGAAGTACCATATGATGCTACTGGAGTCCAGTCAGATTCCCTATTGGGAATTGGCTTATTAGATATTGAAAGTTCATAGGACGCTGGAGATCTAAGATCTAATTGAGAAGACATAACAGATAGGGAATTTGTTGCCTGATTTATTTTTGCTTTTACTGCCGTTATTTGTCCGTCTACTGGGATTTTTTTACTAACAAAAACTGCTTTATTACTCTCCGCATTTAAAGTTTCAATTAACTCTATAGATTTTAAGGAAAAAGTATATTCATAAGAGTTTTCAGATTCCATAACTTGTGAATTATTTACTGCATTTGTGTTGGGAAATGAAATTATTGGATTAAAAAATTGATTTTTATAATCAGACATTTGATTCGAAGAACTGTATTGGCCGAATCCAGCTTGATTAAGACTGCTTACAGAACTGCTACTTATTCCTTTTTCCGTATACTGTGTATTGTTAAAAATGTTTAATTTACCAGAAAAACTATCTAGCATAGTGTTCATAAGATTTATAAATACTGGAGTATTAGAAAAAATATTTCTGTCTTCCATCGCCAAGGAATTAAAATCTTTAATCTGATCATTTAAAGTAGAGATATAAGAATTAAACTCAGATGGAAATCTATATGTATAGTAATCATTATCTGAATATTTGTTTTTGGATAAGCCAGAAACTGTATTTTTTCTAGAAAAAAACCAATAAACTATATCTTGAAATTTGCTAAATCTTTTTGTTCTATCATTAATTATTTGCTTAACAAAAGAATCTAAAACTTTTGAGTTTAGTTCTGAGACTAAAGGAGTTTTATTTGATCTTATGTAATTTGATTGATTAAATAAAAATATAATCTTTTTTACATTCTTTTTATCAAATCTTAATTCAAAGACTCCATTAATTAATGTTGGTCGATCTAACAAGGTAGTATAAACTTCTGCTGAATTTAAATTATTAGATTGTTCTGGAGAGTTATGGAATAACACCACCTGCAGCAATTGAAAGTTATTGGATTGATTTGGGTTAAATCTAATTGTATCAATATTTATATTTCTTTGCAGATCGACTTCCGCGGATGTAACCGCTCCCTTGATTAATGTGTAATCATATCGAATATATTTTAAAGATTCTCTAATTTGAGAATCTAATATAACTGGACTCTTGACTGTAATGCTCCATGAATCTGAAAAGTTATCATTAAACAAATTAAAAAAATCATTATTAGTAGTTATATAATTATCATAATTAGTTTGAATATTTATATCTTTAATATTTCTAATTATATTTTTGATATCTTGAGAGCTACCTATCTTAAATACACCTAAGGAACTGTCGATAAAAGCGTTGCCATTTTCAGCAAAGGCAACGTTGTCTCTATCCGGAATACCGAAAGTTACGTTGTCTGATCTGTAATCATTAATAAAGCTATCGAATTTTTCTATGTAGTTAGCATTGAAGAGGTCATCTTTACCTGAGATGAATTCATAATTATCAATAAATAATTCTAATTTATCTAAATCAGTCTGAACTTTATCTATTTCAGAAGAAAAAATATCCACCATAGACGTCAATACTAACCCATTTGCATTTGCTGCAGAGAATAATTGTTGCTCTCTTAAAAATAAATTTCTGAATGAATCAATTAATATTTCTTTTGAGATCAAAGAAAATGCTGGAATGCGAGCAGCTGAGAAATTCCTGTCAATTACGTTGTTATTCATTTTATTTATTAACGTTGGCAAGTCTTCTTTAGAGACCTTCATGTTTCTAATCAAAGAAGAAATACTAGCTCTAGTTGAGGAGGAGTATTGATTTATCGTTTCTGGTAAATAATTTAACATTTTAACTCCAGTTATCTCCGCTCATGTTCTGAAGGTCAAAAACAACTCCAGCTGTAAGATTATTTTGAATTATACTATATATTTCTTTTTCATCAATAAAGTTATCTTTTACTTCTTCTGGCATTCTAATTATAACATACCCACCTCTTGTATAGGCGTTTCCTTGGGCTGGATATGTGTCCCAGTAAGAAAGTATCTCATCAATATTCTCAATTGCTTCCGAATTCTGTACTGTCGATTTTACTCCTCCACCCCTCAATCTTAAGTCTGTCAATTTTGGCTTATCCCTGTTGGGATCATTAGTAACATACATAACTGCTATTACTAAAGCAAAGGGATCATAGTTAGTTGACAGCACATTAAAGATTGTTGAATCGTAAGTAAAGTTTACACTTTGATTATAATCATGATCTAGAACTTCTATATATTCGACTGGTTGCGAGGAGTCATCGCCATATCTTTTTTTGTATATATTTTTTGGAGTTAGATATATATAAAGTGGCTTATCAAATTTAATAGTGCCTGCATTTAGCAGCGGGTTTAATGGTACTGGATTTCCATCTACATGCCTTATTAGAAGATCTTTATTTTCAGTTGTGTAGGAGACTTTAATAAAAGAACTATTTGAAGGAACAACAGCCCGCTTAAAAGTGATAACTCCTGTTTGCGAATTAATATCTTTTATTAACCTATAGGGCACTTGTGTCCACTGGCTATCGTCTGTTTCTTTAGTGAATACTTTAACTTCACTTTTTATTATTCCAGCTATTGATGATGAATAATTAGTTGGATGATTCCAGTTTAGTATTGGAGTTCTTCTTACTCTTATATTTTTGCTATCTAATACTGTAGGATATTCATCTATGATGTCATAATGCCCATGGCCATATATTCTAGACCAAGAAACATCCTGCTGATCCAAAGTACTATATTGAGCTAGCAGTCTTTGGTTCTTGTAGTCTTTCTTCCAGTCAAACCATTGATTTGCTGGGGAGATATATATTTCTTTTGAAAAAGTACCAGAAGTAACTGGAAGCTCCCATGCATCAAACTTTGACAGGTTTGGACTTATTGGATTAACCTTAATGGCACTTGAGGATTTGTATCTAACTGAATATATTGGAACGATATACTTTAATGGAACCCTACTTGGTATAAAGGTATTGGAATTATTGATACCAAAAAATTCACCATCTCCCGGTCTGCCGTCTGCATCCAACGCACAAATTCCTATGAATATGTTCTCCACGTTTCTACTAAAAGAGCTTTCTGACCTTGAGTAAAAATCAACATAGTTTAAGTAATTACCTAAAAATTCTTTTTGCTCTATGTCATAGAATCCGTATCTAATACCATCATCTGGGAATTCATTACTTATCGAGAAGGTTCCGTACTGAAGATCTCTTTCTTCTAATTCTATTCTATTCTGAGATGGAATATCATTAATTGCAGATCTTATTTGTCCAAGGGTAGGTATTCCAATTGGTCTACCTTCTTGATTGCAAAAGAGCAGTATTCCATCCCCATAATTAATAGTATTTTTATCTTTAGACGATAGCACTATGCCAGAAACGGTTCTCATATAATTAACAGATAGGTCAATTGAGCTCGTGGTTACTATGGAATCCCCATAATAAGTAGCTGAAGTTTCAATAGTTAATACATTATTTGAATTGCTAATTGATACTGGAGTTTCACCAGTGACCAGTTGTCCACCCGAGGTAACATTGCTTAATGTTAAACCAGAAAGGACTATGGCACGGTTTGTGTCTCTATCAGAAAAAGTTTTAATTCTTACTTCATTGTTTTCATAGTCTACTGTATTCAATGTCTTTGCATCGCTGGATGTAAAGGTAATAGATGTATTTACACCTTCTGTTTCGGAAGGATATTCTATTTTAGAAATATAATGAGAACCATTGCTTAACGAGGTTATGGACTTAATATTATCTAAATTATTTAAAGGAACCGTTATTGATCTACTGGGGGATACGTTTTGCACTTCTCCAGATATTGAAACGCTAACAGTAACTGGCATAGGGGAGTAATCAATCCTGCTTCGCGGGACCGTCAAAGGCCCAGGCTGAACTATTCCTTCTACATCTATTCTTGCAATAGAAAACCCTTCAGCTTCTCCAAAGCCAGATATCTTATTACCGATAAGGCTAATGCACATATACTTTGCGTCAGACGTGTTCCTGCCATTCATTGGAATTGTTACTTTCCCGGAAGCTGCAGATAGATCTAATAGTTCAGCCCCCCCAAATTTTAAAAGATCAGTCTGGTAAGTAGGCGACCAAAAAATGGAAGTTACTTTAAATTGTCTCCATTTTGGATTTGAATCCGCTGTAATAATAATATTATTTATTTTTAATATATCATCTGGTATTTCAAAGAAAATATAATCTAATGCTATAGAGGGACCTACTGTCCCAGAGAAACTTATTTTTTTATAGCTTCTGTCAGAGTTAATAGATGAGGTAGTGCCCATATTTTCTACGGCAATAATATACTTTCTTATATCCTCTGAAGCAAAGTTCTTCCAGCCTTGAAATAATTCTGGAGTTGACAACTTCATGTTCAACCAGACTTTAGCTAAATACCATTTAGTTTCACTATCAACTTTCCCATCGCGAAATATTTGATTATTTTTTATTTGGAAAGTTTTTACGGCTGAAGTAGTAGCTGGTCCATAAGCGCCATCTATAGCCTTGGCATAGGATCCACTAGCAGCTAATGTATATTGTATATATTTTACGTATTCATGTGATGACATATTTCTTAGCTCTCATGTACTAGTGTTTTTTATGGATTGTAACTTATAAAGCTTGCTGGAAATGTACCCAAACCATGATTCCTGCTAAGGTGGTGCACTTGTGCTAGAGTTGTCTTCCCAATAAAATAAACCCTACCGAGACTTCCATTGAAGAATGATATGTCATACATGCCAAACTCCCCTTGATTATAATATCTAAATATTTTAAAGTCAGTAAAAGGTTGTATGCCGCTACTCGTTGGTATCGATCCATGCTTATATCGCGTAAGCGTTATTGCAATAGGATTGGGAATATCTCTTAAGCTAATACTTGGTGCCACCGTTATAACATCTGGTCTATATGTGGTTGAATCGGTAATTGGAGCAACAGGTGGAACTGGAGTGGTATCGGGTGGAAGACTGGCAATATATGCAGCTATGGCTGCCCAGTCTATTGTCTCATCACCATCATCATCACCAGGATCACTATTATCTACTGTCTGCTGCCATATCGCTGTAATTCCATGTATGTCTATATCTCCAGTATAGGGAAATACATTTGTACTCTCTGAAACATTAGTACTGCGTCGCAAGCCAAGGTCGTCAATGGCAGATTGAGAATTTTCAACTCCTACAGTATCGTTTCTCTGTGCGGGGGTTACAGTTTCAAACCACGTTACTAATTTTTTACTTTCACCATTTATAGTTAAGGTAGCCGTACCGGAAAGATTACAACTAAATCCATATGGCAAATCTATTCCTTCAAAAGAGATATACTTTGAAGACAACTTAAATGGATACGAATTAAATCCTGAAGAAAATCCTATTAAAGAATTAAGATTTCTAGTAGAAGATGTTCCAGTAGGCCTCTCGATGAGCAGATGGGGGCCAAGCCCACCTATCTTCTGTAATGAGGGAGAGTACTTTTTGGTATAAGCAAGCAGTGGAGAATTTCCTCCGTTAGATGTTATTATCTTGTGCAGAGAATATGATGATGGTATATTTTCTGTTGAGTCTGGATTATCAACAACTTCAGCGTCTTTAAACTTAACATCAGGATTGGTGACTTCTATATAAAAAGTGACATCAGCTATATCTATCTCAGATAAAAGATTACTCTGAATACTTACTAACTTTTCTGCCATTTGTGTCTTCAAATAGGAAAAAATGCTAGAAGTATTTGAAGATGTGTCTGTAGTTAGATTTCTAGCATAGACGCTTTCTGATGCCGACAGTGTAACAATTTCAAATAAAACTTTTTCAGAATCCTCTAATGCTGGTGAATACATTACCCAAGATGAATCCCAGTCTGTAACAAAATTGATTAAAGATGAAGCTGTTGTTATTTGTCTGGACGATTGTGATTTGCAATACATCCCGTAAGAAATTGCATTATACAACAACTTAAGAGGTCCTTCTAATATCGCAGAGAAAATATTATTATCATTCTCAATATTCCCGAAATGAGATGAACCACTATTATAATTTGTTACTCTTTCAGAGTATGCTGTGTCGTATATTGAATTACAGTATGCTAATAGGTTAAAGGTAGTAGCTATAATATTACCTTTAGATAAATTATCTATACTACTAGAGGCGGGGATAATTGCCCCTATGGGATACTGTGCAGAAGTAGTAGCTCCGGCCTTAATAAAAGCGTTGTCGTTTGCTAAGGATGAAAAGTATTTATAAGTTTTTGGCTGACTAACGTTTCCATTCATTAATCTTGATCCAAATATTCCGTAATAGTCTTTTTCAAAAATATTATCCGAGAGAGACCATCCACCATTTTTATTAGAATCTATAAGATAGTTAGCGTCTATCATGTCAACAGTGTTCGCAGTCGCTCCATCAGACATTACTAACTGAGTTCCTGCATTTAACTTTGATGCGTCGGGGCATAGTGACAGATCTAATATTAATGTACCAAATTTATTAGCGGTAAAATAATTAATTTTAGCTGCCTGATCAGGAGTAATTGCTGCGTCAGGAGACCACAATAAAATGTCATATTGACCTATTTCAGATATCGAAATTGTGTCTATGTTTACTTTCCAGTAATTAGCTTGATTTTTGATTGTACCAGTTGTTGCTAAAGGATTTTCAAATCTTAAACGAGTAAGATTAAAGGGAGAATTTTGAAGTCTATATAGGGAGTACGCATTTATGTTTACACTATTTGAATCAGTATAGAGCACTGCCGCATTTACAGTTTTTAGAACTGTGTTTGAGTTTGCATCCAACTCAACACCATAATTAACCTGATCAAAATTAAGATTTCTTTTAATTCTTCCTATTAATCTCCAGTTAAAAACTTCATAAGTTCTATAATCTTTAATAGCTTTACTGGGAACTACTACCTGATAGCCGTTCTCAATGGGTTGATTAATCAAATTTATATTAGTATATTTTTGTTCTATCTTTTTTATAGAGAAATTTTTTGAGCCATAATAGTTTGGATCAATTACAAATGACTCTTCTGGAAGTTCTTTAAAATACTTTACTGGATTTATTGTTTCTGCGTATCGAAATTGGAATCCGGATATATTGCCAGACTCATCTGCCTCAACCTTATTATACATCAACTTTAAATTAACTGGCTCTTGTGAGTCCAAGAACACTAAAACCCTATAGGGAATTTCAGAAAGAGAAGTATTGGATTCTGTTCTAAATGGTTCTAATAAAATTTTATATCTTTTTTTATTTGTAATTGTATTGACGTAGTCTTTTCCAGACTCATCTAATACTTTTACTCCTAAATCAACGATTACATCATCATTAATATAATCGTCTAGCGATGTTAGCGCGAATACTGCTGGTGCCACTATAAAATATCTACTGACATAAAAATAATGACTAAAAGAATCAGGGCTTATGGCATCAAGATCTAAAATTTCCGAAACAGTTCGCCTGTCTATTAGTGAGTTACTTATGGTTATATCTTGAGTTGCTATTGAGGATGACCCATTAAGCCTTCTCAAGATACCTAGCTCATCTGCATACATGATTTCTGACGAAGATGTTTCTTTAATTTTATTTTCTACAATAGTGCTAGAAACGTCTATAGCAGATACATTTTTTCCTGGACTAATTGACTCTGAAGTAAACCATGAAACATTTACGGCATCGGCTGGAACTCTAGTTCCTATTTTTGTTGCTTTTTCCTTACCAGATTCGGTTAAGTTGTTAAATATTTCCATTATTCTTCCTCGTGATCCGGATGCAGTAGGGAGTAATCAGATATATAGTACGGAGTGGATCCCATCAAACCCATTTGATATTGATCGTATCTGTTTAGTGGAACCCATTTTGGAGGTGACCAATTTGGTGTCGAGTTATATGAGTATATAATTTCTGCATCAGCGTGACTATAGGCAAACTGGGGGGTTGCCAGTATTTGCGAGCCCTCTTGCCTATTAATCGTATATATGTTCGGTAGCGGAATATCATTCTCATAGCTATACTGGATGGAATCATATGATTCATGCCAATAGATAACGTCTCCAGATATAGTAACGTCATTAGAGGAAAGAACCTCTCCACTGGAAGTTAAAATAGATGTAACAGCCTCTGGATTAGAAACATTAACACGAGCAAACCAGTAACCTGGCGTACTTGAATCATTGGCTGTAATCGCATTTGATATAGTAAATTCTCCATTAGAATCAGTATTCACTACGTAATCAGGCGTAGCAGCAAAGAGATTCTTTAATGTTCTTCCAGTGTTCCATGAAAGTTGGATCTGATTATTGAATGGCTTATTCTTCCAATATACTTTTCCGGATATTGATAACTTGCTGATTCCATCGGCATTTACGCTGAGGTCAGATGCTGCTGCCTTAACTGATAGATTAAATGGATCGTTTCTATTTACATTAAACGGGACGCTAAGGGCATAACCCTCTGAGGAGCTGTTGGGTCCACCATTTGGCGTGCTCAATCCTACTCCAACGATATTGATAATACTTTCGCTATATATTGCTGGTATGTCACCGTTGTATCTAATTACAGATGTAGCCAAACCATTATCGCTAGTCGTGACATATGAAGGAGTGGCCGAAATTACATCTCCCGATATAGCAAATGTCTGGCCTGGCTTTAGGTTCTTTTCATTATCGTAAGACACCAAAGATAGGTACATTAGATCTGAAGTAGAATCAGAAATATATGCTGGCGATAAATAAGCTTCCACATGAGAGAATGGATAATCCTGATCACTCACATATATGTAGCCTTCATCTATTGGATTTGCTGATGAACTTAAAGATAGATCTATAGGATATGTATTGTCATTTATCGAATTTTCATAAGTAATATGATATACAGAATCAACATTTGGCGTTGCGCTAAAATATATGATTGAATTATATTCATCATTAGCGAGGCTATAAACATCGCTATCAAGATACCATGCGTTATTAGCCTTATATGATACTAGGTATTCCCTATCGTACACTAACGGTGTGGCACCTGTGTCCATTTTGACCCGATTAGATTCTACAACAATCGGCTCTACCATTTGTTTGCCGGTATAATTATCAATGATTGATACATTTAAAATATCTTCATACGCTAGATAAATTATTTGATCAGCACTGGCGTTCACTATTTCACTATTCTGAAAAGTTAACTTTCCAGGAGTAGCGGCGTCTTCGAAAACAATATTTCTATAGCTCTGACCATTAACATCTACAAGTACGGGTGCGCCATTCCTAGGTGTATTCGAAAGATTAATATTAAAAAATCTTCCAGTAGAAGATTCTGTTACTGGATTTGCATATATGTAATAATCATTTTCATCTAGGTACATCCAGCCTGTATGAAGTGCTGATCGCTGCTCTTCAATTAAGAATCTATCTTTTTTAGCATGTATGTCTACTGACATTTCAATTTCTTGGCTAAAAGAAGAATTCAGATCGCTTAGGAGTCTGTTTCGAGATTCTGCATAAGCTTCTATTTCATCTTGTCCAGTATCAAATGTTGCATCTTTTATTATATAGACATCATTTTCGATAAGACCAAAAGAACTTTTGTCCAAATATATCTTACTTAAAAAAGAATCAGTATTGAAGTAAGAGTTAGATTCATTTTCGCTTGATTCATAAACATTATCTAATGAATCTATGTATCCACTAAAAAGATTAGGAGTTGTTTGAGCCGTAAATGATTCATAGGTATCAAAATATATTGGATAATAATTTGATGTAGCTGACTCGATTAGTAGATAGTGCGGTGTTGCTGCATAATTAATTGTAGCAGAATCAAAATAATCAGCTGCCCCCAATGACACATCTAAAGAATCAAAAGGTTGCCATAATATATTTGGAGAAGATGAAACTAAATATTGCGAGTTGTCATCTGGATTTATAGTTCTTCCGCCAATAATTCCTGATTCTATATCTTCTGCTCCAAAATATCCTAGGCCATTTGGGGCTTCAACGTTTACATAAAGGTACTGAGGAGTAGCACTCGGGGGCAAAATGACTCTATCTAGCAAATCATTTACATAAATAGACTTTGTTGAGGTACCTAAGATGGAAGGATCATTTTGCGGATTCAGACTAAAGGTATTTTTTAATATATTGGTATTTAAAGATACTACTTTTGTTGCGTAGTTTGTAGATCCAATTTTTATGTTTGCATCTTGTGGGCGCCTATTTGGAGTGGCCATTGATGTGTAGGAATTGGCAGCTGGGTTAGTATAGTAATTTGGAGTACTCGTAGTAAAGGAGGCCCAATAGCTTGCAGTCGCAAGGGAAGTATCATATGCTTGAGAGACATAATTCCATCCGCCATTTGAGAAGACTATCTTTACTGAAGAAGCGTCATTAAAGGTAATGTTATTAGTTATGGGAGATGCATGGGTGTTTAGGTAGATCTGATTATATATTTTATCTTTGAATACCACATCAGGAACTGTGTTACCTTCCTGATCAAATATTCTAATATAGTTAAATTCAGGACTAGCAGAACTTGTAGCTGGAAATCTATTTCCAACATAAAAATCATCTCTATTGCTATAGTTTAAATTTGAATAGAATGTAGAAGGAGTAGCATAGTTGTCATGTGGCGGCATTATTATTTCATATGTTAATCCAACTCCAACATCCTGAACTACTCCAGATTTTCTTCTGCCGGCTTCGTAATCCTGAACAGTTCTTAAGTAGTTAACATACCATGAATAGTCTACAAGGATTGGCGTGTAGGCGTACTCTATCCCGGTTTTATGCACTCCGGCTATAGACATTGACCCATCGAATGATATGGTGGATTTCTCTAGCGATTCTAGAATAAATCTTCCGTCAGAAAAATCTCCGATACCTGGCTGATAATATTCTGACAGTGGAGATGTACCTATGTCATATATAGCAGGTATTCTAGCGACACCTTCGCCATCTAATCCGGAGTAGTCCCAAGTTCCCTCGCCCCATCTAACGTATCCTATATTGGATGGATACCTACTATTTAGATCATTTACTAAATCTTTGAAGATTTTTTCTGGCCTACCAGAAGGTGAAAAGTACGGTGTTGTTTTTTCTAAGTCTGAAATTTCATATATACCTGGAAAAGATTGAGTGCTAGCAGAGTTTACATCTAGGCCGTAAGCATTCCAAATGTCTAACTCTCTTCTCAGTGTTCTCTTTAGGCCGTCGGCATAGATTGCTGGAACATTTTGTGAAACATCTAATATTCTTTTTTTGTATCTAGAATTAGTTTCTTTATATAGTCTTTGTAAGCCTGTTTTTGCGCCAAACTCATCAAAATCGTTAAAGATGTTAACTGCGTACTGCTCGTAGGGAGATCCGTTAATTAATAATGAGACATATTCTCTCATCATGAGAATTTGCTTATCTATTGCATTGTAGTAATAAACGTGATCTGTTATTTTACTTCTATGAAAATCTGCCAAAGAGTTTACTGGTACAACATTAACGTCATCTCCAACGACAGTCTGAAGATTGGTTGGAGTATCGTACGATACGAAAGCCCAAGCGAGCATGTCTTCGTCGGCGCTATTGATAAATGCGTTGATGTCTCTCAAGTCCATTTGTGAAACTATGTCATCTATATTTTCCTGGACTAATGCTGTCAGGAATTTACCGCCTGTAGATTCAGGAATGGCTAGAGAGGGCGTAGCAGGCTCTAGGGAGTCATCAAATAGCTTTGTCCATGTTGGGAATCTTCTTAAGATATTCCTTGCTACAGTCGAAACTACTGGAGATGTAGGCTCATGTATGCCTATTTCCAAATAAAATAATAGTCCTAAATTTGAAACATCTAAGTTTTCGGAAAATATTTCAAGTTCTATTTTTATCCATGGTTTAGAATTTCTAATAAATATAACATTAGAATCAAATGACAGAGAGGACTTTAACCATGGCCCATTTTCTACATCAGATTCATGAATCTGGATATTGAAAGACGGAGTCTCAAGTCCTTGCGTATTAGTGAAAGTGTGCTTATAAGCTAGTATGTCTATTCTTGAGCTAGTGTCCAAAAAGCGTAGCAGGTCGGGCGTAGCGGGCTCATAGACTATTTCTCCAACGTTAGTTACATACACCACATTAGAGCTAAGGGGTGTAGATGATTCCTGAGAATAGGAAGGCGAAGTAACTTCGGTACCAACGTAAGTATTGTCTCCGATTAAATTAAGACCATAGCGAGACCTGGTGTAGGAGTAGTTCTTATATTGACTATTGCTATACAGGTTTACGGCGTTACTTGTCCATAGGGGATTTCCTGTTAAAGCGTTAGATGTCTTGACGAAATCTCCGCTTTTAAAAAGTAACAAGTATTGCTTCATTTAATCCTCAGTTTAATTAAAGTTATTGTATAAATAAAATATATTTATTTATATAGCTTATTTTTAATAAGTTGCAGATCCCATTATAACAGAATTTATAGTGACAGTTCCAGCGGAAACATATTTTTTAATGCCTTCTAAGGAAAAATCTTGTATAGACAATTCCTTGCCATCCGCTGTGAGACTTGAAACAATTGCACTTCTGATGTAGTCAGACGATCTATTGATTTGGGCTTCAATTTCCTTTATGGATACCGAGTCTCCAATAGTCAATGAATTTAAATACCTCTTAATGAATAAAGATGCCTGATTTTTAATGCCAGAAGATAAGGTTTCAGATACGCCCATGGGAATTCTGATCGTAGCACCAACTGATACTGTTACCTTTTCGGCTATTCGAATATTTAGCTTAATGCCGACGGGCTTAACTGCATTAACTGCTATCAAAACGTTTTGTGGAAGATTACTTAAACCACTTGTAGTCTCTGGCACAACTACAACATCGCAAGATCCAATTCCATACGATCCTTCTCTAATTCTTACATCCCTTACTCCTCTTACGGCGAGGGCAGCAAACCTTACCGACTCAGCGCTTCCTATGGCTTTTGACTTAATCGAGGCAATTATTCTTCTTCTAAAGTTGGAGTCAGATTCTGAATTTATATTGGAATATACTTCCTTAGGATTATTGCAAAATAGTATTACTCCAGCTGGAGAAAAGAAGTTATGCTTTGTTAAGGAGTTAACTGGAGCGACATAGGCGTTGTCGGAAAAGTTTGGTTCCACCCTACCATAAGCCCTAGTGGACCCAACCGGAATAACTACATCTCCAGCTAATTTAAAGCCATATTGTGTAGAGATAAAGTTAGACACATCATTGTATACTAATACGCCTTTTGGTATTGTAATTGATGTACTATGGGCTTTATCTATGAAGAATTCTATATTGAATGATTGCCTGTCTTCAGAGGCATACTCTGTTATGCTCTTTCTTGAAATCCCATAAAGGTCGCCAATAAGATCTAAGTTTCTACCGGATGCGCTAGACAAATTACTTTGATTTATATTAAATTTTAATGCCTCATAAAGATCTGACACTTCAGAGCTAAACGCCTCAGCAAATGCCCTGGCAATAGACCCTGGATAGACTGCAGATATTCCTGCATCTTTCTGTAAAGAATTTAATATATTTATTAATATATCTGACTTGCTCTTAATACCGTAAACAGACATTTATTAATCTCCTAGATTTTGACTTACTGATAAAATTATGGGCTCATCTATATCTGACACTATATGAATATCAAACTTAATAGTATCCTTACTGGTTGGGACTGCGGTTATCTTAATATTGCGCCCCTTGAAAAGCCCCTCCCTTTGAAGGCCAGCTCGAATAAGATTTTTTCCAAATTCCGCTGTTTCCTTTGTTTGTGGCAATCCGTAAAGTCTAGACAGATCTATACCAAGCTGAGGATATATATAAAAGTCTCCAGGCTCTGTCATCAATCTTAAGTAGATTTGTTGTATATCTTCCTGCATAGACGATGGAGCTAAGGATAAGTCTTTATTTCCATTGATGAGAAAGTCTCCATTTAAAGTAAAATATAGGTCACTCATTAATTTCCTCTAATGCTAACTGATGTGCTTGTTCGAAAGATGCTCCATCCTTCATGAGATTTATCATGTACAGGATATGCTCTTTAGAATAGTCAGATTGATATATCTCCAATAGTCCTATTTGTTCGTTTGTCAGTCCATCTATGCTATATTCTGACTGATAATTCTGCTTAAGAGGGTCTATTGATGGGGCAAATCCATATTCACCTGTTATAGTAATAGGTTTTTGCTTTTCTTCCTGATCATATTTTTTAGCTGAATCTAAATAATAACTAACGCCATTTTGTGCAGAATGTATCAAATTATGATTTATTTTAACTAAAGTTGGCTCAATATAGGATGAGGCTGCGTAGTTAAAATTGTAGCTATTCCACCTAAGGCCGTCTTCTTTTGTGTTAATTCGAACAGAATCTCCAAAAAAAGAAATAGATTTTGACCTTGCGCTGATTATTATTCCTATCCCTGGCGCAGCAAAAATCTCTATATCGCCTTGATCATTTAGTCTTATAAAGCTAGATAGGTCCGGATGACTTAAACCTACCTCTCTGTCGGAAAACTCTTTTCTTTTTTTTATCTCAGACGATACTGGTATGGGGGAATCTTGGTAGTTTATTTTATTTATTGATTGCCTGCTCATTAGTGAACCATAAACCTTGGTACTCCTGTATTGACCCTATACTGATATGCTCTATTGTATCCAGAATTTGTATCATCATAGTAATTAATTATATAAGGTCTAGATTCATTATTGTCTCTAAAGCCTATCAGGCATCTTGAGCCCGGGACTGGCGCTACTACTTGAACGCCCCTTAGACTGGGACAAACTACATCTTTAACTATATTTCCTAGATTTTCAGAATACTGATCTTCCAATACTACAACCGCAGTGTTGCTAATATTACTATAGGACATGATAACTCCAGGCCTCGTCTTGGCCTTTTGCATTTCGGACAAATTAATTTGGTCCTGTATTTTTTTATCAAACTTTGGATAATTAACTGGCATAAAAAATCTCCTTATTCATAAACTATAATACTTAATTATTATTTACTAAAATTGCGCCATCTAGCCATTGGGTGATATACGCAGCAGAATTCTTGTTTTGCGTACCAGAATCTTTGGCGTATACATCTTTAACCCATTGCTTCAGTGCTGCTCGAGTTCCTCCACCACTTTCATAAACCCTTACGGCGTCGTCAAATTTAACTGATCCTATCCATCCATAAGGCTTCTTGTAGTTATCGCCCCACGCTTGGAATTGATATCCGGTCTCTGGCGTCATTCCTAATTTTGTAAAACCATAGGATGGGGGACCTCCCATTCTCAAGGTATAAAACATGTATGCTTGATTTAATGGTATCCAAACTCTATGGTCAACTAGTTCTCTTAATTTTTCAACAGTGGAATTGTATGTGCCTTGTGCTCGATAGTATTTATATTTTTCACTTAATTTTCTATTATAGGTATCTGCAGTAGGGGGTTGTTCTCCTGGAAAAACTGTGGTCCAGTTTTTGCTTGCCATTTGCCAACCCTGAAGCTGCTCTTTTCTTGAGCCTTCTGTTAATTCATAAAGTTTCCCACCATGTGCATTTGTTGACATATTGATCTGAAATATACCTAAAGACATGAAGTCACCGGTACTAGTATTAGGATTACATGAAGTTGGACAGCCTCCACCACTTTCTCTGACGGTAATTGCCGTAAAAATTGCTGCGACTTCCTTTGAGCATACGGTCGTATGCAGTAGCTCGTAAACTGCGTCTTGTCCTATATTCTCTCCCCAACGACCATAATAATTTGTTGTAAGAATAGAACTAGGAGTAGTTGTTCTTGTATCGGGGAATGTGCCAATTCCCGGAATATAGATTGTTCCAGGGGGTGAAGCTGTTTCATTGGAATAATCATCATAAATTATTCCTGCTGCATTCATTTGTCCATCAGGGCCCGTATACTTTCCTGCGCGCATTCCACTAAAACTTAGGTGTATATGATTTGTGTGAGCGTTATCTCTGTTGTCGGCAAAGAAGTTTACATATTCTAACTCTGGTCGACTTATTTTAAATGCGCATGTGCTAGCGTCATCGTTACCACTTTGATCAATTCCATAACTGATGGCATAGTCCTGATGAACGCACATCAAATCAGGAAGTAAATATCTAGGAACTTCCACTAATGCGTCCAGTAACATATACAATGCGTCATCGTATATTGTTCTGGAAACTCCACCACTTAGATTTATTGGATCTTTATTTATTTTACCAACAGATGATATGTCTACAGCTCTTCCACTAGAGTGATCACTCATCCATAATTCGTTCTTTTCATTCAGATCCATTCCCCACTGTCTTCCGGAATCAAAACTACCACTAATAACTATTCCCTGTCCGTGCAAATGCAGTAAAAGTTCTATGAGTGCCGGAGCTACATAAGCGTTAGCGTCGGTTGGATTTTGCAGAATAATATCTTTAGAGATAACTCTTTGTGAAAGATTTACTTTTGCATCTGGAAAAGATGTATCTTCACCATTGTATACCGTAACTCCTTCGCGAGCAAACTCGTTAGGAATGTCAAATTTAAAACTTGTACTAAGAAAAGTGCTAGGATACTTGGAACGCAATAATGCTATTCTTCCTTGATACCACCCTTTTTCTTCTTCAGTCATCTGGGCAAAAAACGCTACATTTCTAAATCCTCCACTTTGCGTTTCAGCGGAGGCTGTTTTATCATTGGAAGACGACGTTGAGTCACTTCCTCCGTCTTTGCCGCTAAAATTTCCAACACTTATTTGCTGCAGATTTGCTACAGATCTACCTACGAAAGACCCACTGAAATTTTTTCCAGCCAATGAATTTGCTATAACCCTATTAATTGCATCTCCGCCTGTTAGCTTAACAGTTCCGGTTTCCGCGTTTGATGCAGCGGTTATTTCATCTTCTCCTTGACTTTCTGGATTATTAACTGTCAAGTAATCTGGATTTTCTACAGTCCCTGCTGTGGCTATTGATCCACTTCCCGTAATTAAAGTATTTAAAGATGAAGATACACCTCTGGACATTGCTGCAATTGCATACTTTGGGCTCCTAAAAAATGCATCACCGTTAACTACATCGGACAAAGTTCTGGCACTTAAGGTTTGGCCGACCATCGGTCGACTTATTGATGCGCTAGTATTTTTGACTGGAGTTTTTCCACCAGGGAAGAAGTCTGCGTGAAGTGAGGTGGCAAACGACGCAGAATCAGATAGAGCTGCATTATTAAAACTAAAAGACATTTATTACTCCTAAGTTCCGGGATTCAATGTAACTTGTTTTGGAATTAGTGCAGATTCTTCTGCGCTAATAACGGACTGTGATTCGACTAAGAGCTGCTTTGTGTATACTGTAGCTAGATTATTGGCTACCAGTTCCCAGTTCAAGCTAACTGGATGGCCATCCTCATAGTACTCGTCCCAAAATATAGTAGGCCATTCATCTACTTTATTGTAAGTAGCTTCTAAGACCTTGAAGCAGACTAGGTCATTATAGAATCTATTAAATTCTTGTTCCGGAATTCCATAATCATCTAATGCGCTAATTGACAGACTTAATGGTGGAGCATACTGAATATCTAAAGATTTAATTTTATCAAAAATATTACTTCTTTTTATAAAAATTGGAGACTCTTTATAGATTGAACCCAATCCTGGAAAATCTTTACCAAAGAACTCTTTAGTAACGGGGTTGTCTATGTCTGTTGTAACTATTGTTTTTCCTCGATTTAACATAAAGCACTGGTTGACAAAGTCTTTTATTTGATTGATCATTGATTCTGGCTGGTAGTACCAAACAGTTCCCAGGATTCGATCGAAAACGTCTTTTGTATAATTTTCTAATCTATTCTCAGTAGCGCCTGGTTCAAATTGAGCTTCAAATATAACGTTTGTATCTGCTTTGTTTGTAACTTTTATTCTTAAGACGAATACTCTATTTTTTAGCTTTGCTTCCGTATACAACATAGCTCTACCTCCAGGAGTGGAAATAGGTGTTATAGTTGTTCCATCGGCACCTGGCTCATCTGGAATAGACCCAACTTTCATAGGGCTGGTTTCCCCAGTATTTATTCCATCAAATCTAACAGTAAATGTAGCACCAGATATGACATCCTCAACATCAAACGTGTCACCGTCGTTAAACTTAGTAACTGTTGCTATCACCTTAAATAAAGATGTTTGCAGATTTGCTTTTTCTGGACCTAATCCAGAAAGGCTAAGTACGCGAGCGTGCGTTAGGGCGTTTTCGTAATCGGTATATCTTACTAGATCTTTTATTTCTGTTTCTTGCCAGCCAAGACTCTTTAGTAAGTCATCACTTCTTATGAAGGTATTTCCATCGGCAGTTTTGACTTTTGTTCTTGCGCCTAATATTCCTGGCAATAAAGCTTTTGTATGATACCTACCCACTACCATTCCTTGATTATACGATAGGCCGGCGTCCATTGGTTGACCATTCTTATTAAGATACTGAACATAGCAGCCATGCTGATCGAGTACATTGTCCCTTAACCATGTCCAACCCCTCCAGGCTAACTGGCCAACGATTGGAACTGCTCTTGCTACGCTTGCACCCACAACTTGCATAATAGTATCTGCCCCTGAAGCCTTACCCTGCCCCTTGCTTTCTATTTCTTGTAGTGCTTTATCTGGGAGACTTAGAGCAGTTTGATTTGCCATAATGTCTTTCATCAATGCGGAAGATCCGTGAGTATACTGGACTCCACCAATCATTTGAGTGCTCAGTGAATCTGCTAGCGCATCTATGGAAATGTTTCCACCCATATTTATTCCAGTGTTTGATGCCATGATATTATCCATGTAGAATCTAGTGTCATTCCTCATGTTTTGCATGCTGAGCCATGAGTGCAGCCATGATGACATGAACCATCTGGATGGATCATTTACAGTAACTAAAGCGTTGGGTGTGACAGTAGTAATGTATCCCATCTCTGAAGTGAAGTGATGCACTACTTGTTCTACTTCAAATATTCCATACATTCTATTATAGACATCAGATAGATATACTAAGTCGTGAGGCCTAATGTCTGGATTGCCGATCAGCGTGAGTTCCCCACCATAAATATCTTTAATTGATTCCTTCAAATGAGATAGTGCTACTCTTCTTGCGGAGAGTTCGTCTGGTGTGCCCTGTAATGTTTTTGCATATCCCCTAAATGATTCTAGCGGGTGCATAAATGGGTGCAGCACTCCGAGGAAACCTGAGCCAACCATATTATCATAATATAACCCAGTCTCTACTGTAGTTTCTGTTTGGCGCTCGGATGGCGCACCCTTATCTAATGCCACGGTGACTGGATTTTTTCCATCTGACACTGCGGTGATAACAGTAGAAACATTATTTAAATTCTCTTGAATTTGATTAGATATAATATGAGAGAAGGAACTTAGGTAATGTATTCTCTGAAATGGCTGACGAATTTCAATTACCGGTTCTCCATATTCTCTAGTGAAAGGATTGTCAACAGCTCTCAATAAGGTACCCGGCCTGCCAAGGGAATAATAAATTGAATCATTCAATACTTTATTGAGGATATGAGCTTGTTTACTAAAGTTTCCAACTTCAGAAAGTGCATATCCCATTTGCATCATACTTAGCTTGAACATACCCAAGAGTGAGCTCAGACCATCCCCAATAGCCCCAAGTATCGGACCTATATTCTCGCTATAAAAATCTCCTATATCTTCATCTAATCCACCGATAAATGTTGAAGAATTACTTCCTTCTCCTTTTGTGCTAACTAATAATTTTAAGAATTTATCATTATTTTTAGCGTACTGGCTATAGGGACTGATGAATGCTTCGAAAACTTTATCTACCGGCTTGAAAGACCATTGCCCATCTTCTCCGCCTCCACCTGGGGTAATAAATCCACGCTTTCTATCCGGTCTGAGGACTAACCAAGCCCTACCGTAACCTGTACTCCAAAGCTTTTGTCTAAATAATCCAACCATTAATAGGAAGAGCTGCTTAGGCGTATTGATCACTTCAGCTAGCTTTATAGCTGCTGCTGGATCATCTTTATTTTCAATTGAAATTGAAAGCGCGTTATTAATTACCTGTGATTCAAAAAAGTTTGATCGAATTCCATCTAGAGATCTAGTGATGACACTATTAAAGTACTGTATTATTCCAGCGTCTCCGCGTATTCCCTTACTTTCGTAATCTATATAGTTTTTTCTAATAAATTCTACAGCTTCTATTCTAGATGAGGCACCATTGAGGCCGACACCAGATCCCAAGTCAGTCGTAGTGTCTGGCGCGTTAAAAAAGTCAGAACCTAAAAGAATAGCCAATTCATCTACTCCTGTGGCGTCTGATCTTCCAACTGTAGAAAGCCCAGGAATGCTGACAATAGATTCTGAGAATTTTTTGAATGGAGTAGTATTAGTTCCTCCTAATATTTTTCTAAACTCTTCAGGAAAAGGATCGGTTGAATCAGCGTCCATGCCATAATGTCTAGTGAATATAGCTTTAACGCTATCGTATGTGTGATAGCCAAATCTAAATTGGTCCCAGATATCGGAAGCTTGACTAAGGGTTCTTCCATTTCCGGCAATCACTGAAACATTGGGGTCATAATTTTCATCATAGAAAGATCTAGCTTCTACTGATGTGCTATCCAATACGGAATAAACTGGAGCAAAGCCTACTCGTCCACTGCCAGTTTCTTCATCTCCTGTTGTATAAAGCTCAGCGTCTAGGCGGTCCCATAGTTTACCTTTATCTAGGGCATCATAATCTAAATCTACAATTGCTTGAAAGTAGCTTGGATCATCTCCGCTTTGAAGAATGTTTCCACCGTATGCATAGTTATATGCAGTGACTTCGGAATTTGTTGCAGAGTATTCCTCTAGTGAGCTATTTTTATCGCCATCAAGCTTAAAGTAATCTCCTACGCTAGGCTGACCAAAATCTCCAGGACCAATTATTTTTGGTGAGGCGGTAAACTTATTAGCATCTCCGTTGTCGTCTATAGCGAAATTACCAAAACCAATAATATAAGAATTTTTATCTGCGTCATTAAAAAATCTTTTTACTGGTGCTGCGCCGGACGAGACAACTCCCAATGGAGTATCGTCAGGGACAAACCCAAAAAAACAATCAACGTCTCGAGGGAAAGTGCTTAGTCCTGTTTCGCCTTCTATTTTTTTTAGGATAGAATTTTCAAGGCCTACTCCATCATGCAGCGAGAGATTTGCCCACGCTGGCAAGGACTCCGCTAACTGGCTGCCATCTATAGTTATTTTGTCGTCTACTGTAGAAACAAAAGTGCCTAAATACCACGCAGCATCGGGGGACACAACTGCCTCAACGTCATCGTCACCTTCTCCCCATAGGAAATAAGCTGGAGCACAAACGACTGCCCTTCCTGTTAAGGGGCTGAATACAAGTACTTTTCTTTTCTTATAATCTGCGGCGCTACCGTATAGATCTTCGAATCCATATACTTCTTTAAATCTTTCCAAAGAGGCGTCTACTGCATCGGGCTTGTATGGCCATCTCATTGCTATGTAAAATTGCTCTTCTTCTGCGGTGGCAGGAGATCCCCACTCCTGGTAGGATATGGGCTGACTTAACTCATACTCAAAACTAAAATCATCTTTATTTTCTTCAGTCGAAGCTTTTGCACTATTAACTAGCACAAATTCCTTGGGTCTACCTTGTGACTCGACCGATGGCAACGGCATTCTGCTGTATGTCGTTTGACCTAGACCAATTAAATCAGAGACGCTTGAATCAACTGCTGCCATAAAACTAGCAAAACCCAATGGTCTATCTAGCTCTAAGATGCCGGAACTAGGCTTTATGGTAATTCCTGTTTCATTTAAAAATTCTGCTTCCAATTGAAGAAAGTATATAAGATTAGCAGAAAGTGCAGCTCCGCCTATTGAAAAAGATTTTGAGTTAGCTTCGCTAATTCGTTCCTGTAGATTTTGTTTGCTAGACATATTTGACAATTGTGCTTCATTACTTTCACCATCTTCAAATGAGTCTACTACTTTAGCGGCAGCGCTGACGGGGTTGAACCAGCCGAGAAAATTACCTCCAACACTATCAACAACTCTAGATAGTGTTGATGCCTGATTGCCACTAATGTCATCTACGTAATTGCCGAATAATCCACCATCTCTAACTTCGTAAGACTTTTTGTCAAGAACTGTAGCTTCTGATATTGTATAGTACGGGTATTTAAATCTTGGGGGAATATTATCTAATTGCCTATGGTCCACACTTAGGCTTGCATAGGTCTTCTCTCCGTCAATTGGTAGGTGGAAGCCCATCTTAACCCTACCAATACTGGCAGGTAGTTGAGATAAAACAATATCATTTCCATCACTATCTTTACTAACTCTTTTCGTAGCTAACTGTGAATTAAAGTTTAGTAATTTTCCTGTTAGCCTTTCTGTGGGAGCGTATATTCCAGTGGAAGAAGCTTGATCTTTTGCAAGCGCAGCCATAACATCGCTAAGCTCTGAAGACCTTTTGAAAGCTTCATAATCAGCCATTGAGTTTGACTGCCTATTGATATTATTCATAATCGTTTGAATATCTTCATCAGGACTTCTATGCTTTGGATAGCCCGGAAGGTCTAATTCATTAGCTTTCTTCACACTTGGGAAGCCCGTAGTGACTGGCACTACGCCAGAGGTATATAACCAATGCGGCTTTCCATAAAAAATGGTAGACCTATCTTCAAAAGGCCTAACTGCTACTATATAATTTGGTAACAGCCTTGCACATATCTGGAAAAGGTCCCATACAGTTCTCATATATGTTTGTGCGCGGAATGACACTTCATCGAATCCACTTAAGTCATCATCGGCATTGGGTGCAATGATTCCCATTGTCCTAAATACGTTAGTGCCACCCCTTCCTCTCAGTAGACCACCTAGGGCTGCGCCTCCCGTCAGTCCTGCGACAACATTGACTCCTGGTATGGCAGCAATTCCGGCTGCGAATCCGCCCAGTAGAGCATTTTTTACGGCTCCCGCTCTCCCTTCTGCTGAAACTAACTTGTTATCTTCAACGACGGAATCTATGGTATTACTGGAAGATACTGAACCATTTTGAGCCTCTGCAATTAATCTATTCCATGATCTATCTGTGCCAGCTTCTAAATATCTTTGACCAGCTAAAGTTTTAGTATCGCTTTCCACTAGGGATGTCGCTGTTGACCAACCGTCATCTAAATCTCCGCCTAAGAATTGTGCAAATCCCGTTCCATTTCCAGGATAAATATTTCTTTTATATAATTCAAGATCTACCTCTGCGCAAAAGTTGGACATTAGTTGTCCCATACTTGTCATTATGGTGCCGTCTCCAAAAAATGTACTGACGGGATTTCTTTGGAATATATTTGTTGATAATTTAAATGTTGCTGCATTAGCTGCTCCGCCCAAATCGCCTTGTCCCGCATTGGAGTAGGCATTGGAAACAACATTTCTCAGTCCATCGGCTCTTTGTTTTTCAACTTCGTTAATTGGTTCATATAGCATTGTGCCGAAGTGTCTAATTCCAAAACGATTTTCGGAAAATATAGTTCCATTTGTCGCTCTAGCTAAAGCCTCTCTTGTTCTGGATGCGCCCATACTCAAAAGTCTAACCATTAAATCTCTTGGTTCAGAAAGATACATTCCAGTATCTACTCCACCATCAATTTTTCCAGAGTCACCTTTTTTATTTGTTGAGTTAACAACAGCGCCAAGTTCAATTGCGTCAGATTGGGCAGTAACAGTAACTATCTCTCCCTCTTCAACGTTGGTTATGACTCCGTTAAACAAAGTTTGCAAGGAATTTGGATTTGATCCATAGCCTCCCCTGAGGTGAACTCTAACTCCTGGCTTTAATCTTATATTATTAATATCAACTACGTAGTCATTTCTCATTCCTGAGACAATATTTTTAGCTATATTTAAAGTTCGGTCCAAGATAGCACTAATTCCGTCTATAGAGTTCAAGGGATCGCTATTAAAATCGTCATTTCGCGCATTAAATATATCTGTAGATGGGCGTGTTGTTAGCTTTGAGTACATATTCGAAACTCTTAGTATTAGCGTATCTCCTAGTAAATCTTCAGATGATACAACTGAAAAATCTATAACAGATTGAAGACCATAGAAATTATCAAACAGTTTGACTCCTGCGAACATTCCCCCTTCGTCTATTAGCCATAGCATGTAGGTCGGAAATGCTCTAAGCATGCGCCCTGATATATCCCTGTACTGAACATCATTTAACATCTTTTCCATATGATTATTAAATGAGCCGTCGTAAGCTTTTTGATATTCGGACAATGGCTGAGCTCCACTAATTCCAGTCAAAGATTTATCACAACCAACGTCTGGAGTTTGCATGTCTTTCGTGTAATTGCTTTCAATTTTTTTTGCGCCATCAGATTCAATTGTAACATTAGTTCCATCTGCAGTAAGATAAAATCTTCCATTATCTTTATTTATATATCCGAAATGGGACCCCAAAGCGGTATACATAATTGCAGGTAGCTCGCTAGGATCATCTACCTCTGGATTGCCCAGTGGCATCAAATATATCATTTTATGAAATTCAACTTCGTCTGGATCAAAACTGACAAATTCCTCTTCGGCCAGTTTGCTGGTCGCTAATATAGTTTTGATCATATTTTCTGTTTCCCCGTTTGTCACTCCCACATTTCCTATGAGAAATGGTGATCCATTAATTTCTTCGAAAAGTGGGTCCCCTTCAGAGGATTGCGAAGCTAAAAATATAAAATCAGTTAATAAAGTATTTTTTGAAACGTCAGCGTTTGCTTCGTTGATTACTTCTTGAAAGATAGAAACAAAATTATGTGGACTAATTCCAGATTGATTTACGTAGTCTATTATTTCGTTAATTAAATCTTCATTGGTCTGTACCCTTGCATCTACTGCAGCTGCGTTAGCTACGTTAGTTGTTGAATATCTTCTAAGAAAATTTCTAATTGTATATTTTACAGATTCTTTTTTTTGTGCTATTTCATTATCTGATCCCTGGAAGAAACCATCAGAGCTATCAAAAGTGAAATTTTTAGTTAAATCTATCTGAGTAGTGGTATTATTTATGATATCGCGATCAAACATTTCAAAACTTCTAAAATAGAAATCTGGATCTAGATTGCCAACAATATCTCCTTCCTTATTTTTGACGCCCAATGGAAGGTCTGGATAGGCATTGAATGATCCCCATAGCTGCTTGATTCTTAGGAAGGGGTTTCTCTTTGTGCCAAAATGCTCAATTAATTCTGTCTGTTGCTTTGAGGATATTTTTTCTCTTTGTTGTTGGAATATGTCAAAGTCTACCAAGCTCAACTGCACTGCATAAACGTGAGGAAAGTTAGGTATGGTGTCAACCTTATAGTTAAGGGGAAGAACATATTTAATTCCGCATAAAGCTGTTATGATATTTTTTATTCCCAAAAATCCTATAACACCAGTAGAATGCTCAAGCCTAGCTAACGCATTAGTGTGATCAAATACTGATCTAATTTTTAATAATTCTTTTTCGCCAAAAACAGTCATCGATACATTAATATAGCTGTCTTTTCCTCCAATGTACTGATAACTTGGTTCGTCTTGCATTTGGATCTGTAGCTTTGCTAGATTATTCCCCATTGATATACTAACGCCATTTACTATGGCGGTCTTTGGGTCAAGATCTACTCGATTCATTGGAACTTCCCACTCATTGAAGTGGTAGTCTCCATCTTTTAATCTTGTTGCTTCCATCATATTTTTGATGAAGCCGTCAGTAAAAAATCTTTCATACATATTGACTTGAAAGGCTTCAGTAACTTGCTGTGCAATTTTTGCTCTATCTGGCTCTACTCCAGCGCTTTTAGTCTGTCTGACAAATTCCTCATCAATAAGTTTTTCTAAAATAGTTCCAGACGAACTAGCTTTAAGGTGAAGGTCTTTTTTGATATTGTTCAAACTGCCCTGAACTAATACTCCATTTATAAAGTATGACTCTGCCGTACTTTCATACTGTGTAAAATAACCATTTACCCCGCGAAGCTCTATCTTTTCTTGATAATCTAAGAACCACCTTTTTTGTTCATTATCTAATCTTGTATCGTTATTGGATATAAAGGATTGCGCTAGGTAAAGGTAAACTTTTTTATATTCATCAGTAGTCGAGATGCCAGCTGTCAGAATATCAATTGCTTGTCTAACCATATTCTTAACAGATTTTGGAAAGTTTGATTCGGTAGCCATTGAATCAATATCTTTAATATCTTTTATTAAAGGAGTCTCTAAAGTTCTTTCTATCCCAAATGAATTAAGAAGTTTATCCCATAGCCCAGAAGCTGTATCGTTTAATATTTTTTCTTGTTCACTTCTAAAGGAAGTGTTGTCTGGTAAGAATATTTTTGTCTGTGTCTCAGCCGGAGTAAATAAAGTTATATTACTTCCGTCTCTCCATTGAGTAATTATGTTAGTCTCTAAAACGTCATTTTCAAAAGAATTTTTTCTTTCGATTTCAAAATCTTCCCGCTGTTCCATCAAAGTAGATACGTCTACGCCTATATGTGTTCCATAGTCAATCACATCCACATTGGCCGTGTCGGAAACCTTACTGTCAGACGTCTTCAATAAGAAGCTTTCGTTAACATATCTGTGCATTTCTCCAGCGGCTTTGCCCATATACTGACGATACTTACCCCAGTGTATTGCCTGATTAAAATCTTTTAGCATCGGTAAGAATGGCTTGTGATTAAAGTGCACCATTTCCAAATCAATAACTAGAGCGAATGGATAATTTGGAACTGTTGATACTGACATATTAGAAAGTCCAACGGCAGTGATTCCATGTATTGAGTTAAGGTATTGATTCTTTACTGGTAGTATTGGCGAATATTTAAATGCTGCGACTAGACCTCTAAGGGAAGAAAGAAATTTATCTATTTTCTCTTCGTCATGTCCACCTTTTTTGAAGTCAATCTTAAAGCTTTCGTCTAGATTTATTGACGCTGCGTCATCTATGGATAAGCCCCATATCTCTTCATAGTTAGGAAAGAAGAGCCGCATAGAAATAATGGTTTCTTTGTAACCTGCGTTAAACTTAGGAGTATTTTTTTGTCTAATGGCTCCACCAGTTAATGATCCTGTTTTGTAATTAGAATTAACACTAATTGAAATCGGAGGAACGTAGAAGTTTGCTGCACCCAATCGAAGATGGAACATGTCTGGTTTTCTAGGTGGAATGTTTTCTCTAAAGGGAAAATCTTCAATTGCCTTTTTAATTTGTTGTGCGGTATTTTTTATCTGAAAAGCCAAGGTAAATATTGGCCTATTATCTTTGGTGACTCCAAAAGCTCTTTCCAATGATATAATTGCATCAGCCTCATTGTTTAGCGTGTCTTCTGCTCCACCGCCTTGACCATTATTGGAATAGTCCCCGACTACTGCTAGAGCATCAAAGACAAAGGTAACTAGGCTCGGAAAATAATAATTAATTATTGAAAATGATATTGGATCTCTTTGAAGGTTGTAAACTACTTCACTCAATATTGTTAACCACGGCGTATCTATTGCCGGATCAATATATTCATCCATTGATGTTTTAGCTGTTGCAACACTCTGCAGTCTTTTTTTTGCAAAGTTGCTAATTTCGTACGCGAATGACGCTAGGTACAGAAGTCCACTAGACTCTAGCTTAGCATAAACTGATTTAGAAGATGCCTCATCCAAGCTTGAGGCAAGAGAGTTTAAGGAAAATACCCTACTAGTCGTCCCTTGAGCGTTGGCATCTGACACATAATCTTGACCTCTAGTCTCAGTAAAGTATCTACCTATTACTCCATTGATATCATTAGTCTCATTTACTGGATCGCTCCCGTATACATTATGTAAAAATATTTTAAATTCCGCTAAATATTCTAAGGTCAATTCGCCTTCAGTGTTGCCATCACTTAGTTCTTCATCTTTTTCTGATGTATTTATTTTTTCCGTTTGCTCAAGAGCAGCTAATTCCTCATCAGTTATTCCGTCTTCACCTATATAACTTTTCCAGATATTAAGCCTGTCAAGAATAATTGACTTAGCTGTTTGCATTGTGATTTTTTTTGGAGAATTGTTAGGTAAGTAGGCGTAAAAAAACCAACTTAATGCTTCAGATAGTGTTGGAACATTTATGGTAGCATACCCGAAATTAACTGCCCATGTCTGAAATGTTTCAAGTACAAATTCTAAATTTGAATCTTTATCTAAAACTTCGCAGTTTGCCAAACGAAGTATTGACAAATAGGCGTACTGGTCGCCTGTGCTTTTGAAGTCATCATCAATTGCATAAATAAGGGCTTTTCCAGCTTGATTGTTATCGTAACCAATTATATCCGGATAATATCCTGGCAAAATTAAGAACGCGTACATATCGTTTTCATCGAAGCCCGTAATATCTTCAATTATTGAATTAATACGATCTTCATCTTCAGATAGATACTTTAAAAGATCTTTTGCTATTGGATTAATTGCCATTGCGCTTTCCTATTTAAACATCATATTGTTACGAATAATAGTTCTAAGTCTATCACTTGAAGAATCTTTCATAGTAATAGAACTATAGTTATCTATTATACTAGACTTTGTTTCTCTTTTGAATGAATCTAGAGTAAAACTTTGTTTTTTTGTTTGCAGGTCTTTATTGTATCTGGCTTGCTGATGTCTTTTTCCGCTATATCCACTGCCATTCATCTGGATATGCGTACTTGGAGCATTGTCTAGCCCCTCTTTGGAGTACTTGATTTTGTCAGATTTTCCTGATGACTCCATTTTTTGGCGCGATTCACCAACAACATTTTGCGATGGAGTTTTGCTTGAGACTATCTTTGCTGCGTACTTACTTGCCGTTAAGGATCTATGAGACGTATCTTTGGGTTGTTTAGCAGCAGCACTTAATGCTTTATTTTGGTCCTTGACATTTAAAATCATATACATTTAACCTTAATAAGATCGGGCTATCGATTGATATGGGTCTCTTGCCACATCCGGGATTCTATTATACATAGTACTGTTAATACTCCCATTAGTGAGTCCCGATGCTGCTGCACTAAATTTTTGTATTTGGTCCCTATCGCCAAATAGGGAGACCTTATAATTCATGCCCGCAGTAAAGCCTTGACCTCGTGCCTGTGGAATTTCTGACATTCTCTTTGGATAGTCGGACTCATAAGCTGATCCTCCTGGCAAAAGGGGTGGGCCGGACATGGCTTCCTGAGTGTGATCTTTTTTGTTTTGATATAAAAAGCTAGCTGCTATAGCTATTCCAGCACCTATGGCTGCATTGCGGACTCCGGGTTTGGCGAACTGCTCTGCTAGATATTGTTTGTTCATTCTTTTGTACATCGATTGTGAGGCAGTTGATTTCTTTACCTGCGACAGGTCCCTAAGGGTGTCTGCAACAACTCCTGGAGTTGTTTCTGTTATATCATCTGCGGAAGAAAGAATTCTACTTGAAGCTAAATCTCCATTTAAGAAGGCTGCAGCTTCCTTGTCTGCCTGTGCATTCAATTCAAAGGCAGTTTTATTTCTTAGCGCTCTAGCTATTTGCTGTTCTTCCATAGTGCCTGCCCCTTCCTCGGCCTGGCCTTTTATGATTGATGAAATAACAGAAGAAGTTTTGCCTGTTCCAAAAAAGTCATCTGCAAAATCTAAGTCCAGCGCATCATCCATGATGCCTGCCTTTTGAGTATCGGACATATTGCCAAAAATGTCATCGACGTATTGTCTTAGTTGAAGGTTCTTAGTTGACTTTTCGTATATAGCCTTTTGATCTGACATTTGCATATACCTATGAAAGAGATTAAGGCTCTCATTGTCTATGTTTGTTGATGAGTCTGGAAGTTTTGTAAAAAACTCTGGAGCTATTTTTCTTCTTAATCCGCCATATTGAAGGGCGCTAGTTAGTTCATACCCAGATATGCCCATTGATTTTTGCACGTCTTGAAGATTTCTTAGTAAATTATCTCCCAGTTCTATTTTTTTTATCTCTAATGCTATTTTTGATGATTCTGCAAAAGAGCCACTTTGTATTTCGTCAGCTAAACTTTGTACTGCTTTTATTCTTTCTTGATTTTCGTCTAATATTTTTTCTGCTGCAATTCGTGATCTTTCGCTTGTCCTGGAGACTAGCTCTTGTTCTTGACTGATTTGCGCATTTCTTCCCAGTTTTGCCATGGCTTCTAGGTAATAGTTTGAAGTATTAGCTACGTCTACTATCTCAGAGAGTGATCCTTTTGCTATAATTCCTCTGGCCCTTAAAACTTTTTCTACTTCGTCATATTGTTGAGATTCTACGGCTTTATTAATGTCAGTTACATCTGCAGCGTTGTCTGCCTCCAACATCCCTGCTGATAAACTTCTTGCAAAATTTATAAGATCATTCTTATTCATTTTTTTACTAGTTAAGAAAGCTTCATCGAGTACAAGGGCCTTACGTGGATCCATTGGATCCATTCCATCAAGTTTGTGTTTTTGCCTTAAGTAACCAAACATTTTTCCATACTGTTGCATTGTTTTGTCGCCAAAATCATTTAGGTTAGTTTCTTTTCCGTATAATTCTTTTAGTACTTTTACTCCCAAGTTTGGATCTCCATTTGCAAGCTTAGTAGTTTGCCCCAACAGCATTCGTCCAGATGTAAAAGTTTGCGTCATGTCAATGACGGTTTCAGCTGGAGTAAAAGCTAACATTAGCTTCTTATTTATCAAGTCCTCTTGTATGCCAGGAATTGTCCCCAGCATGTCTTCCATCTGCCTTAGGCCATGTCCAACCACAGTAGCTCTATTAATGTACTGTCCAAGGATGTTTGTATTTTCTATTGCTGAGTCAATACTCTTATTTATGAAAGATTTTCCTAGTGCAATACTTTTTTGTTCAGGGCTAATATTTAACGCATTGACTGTCTTATAAAACTTATCTGATAAACTTTGTATTTCCCTATCGGCGTCTTCAAGATCAACTCCGCCTAAATTTAAACGATTTTTTCTTTGATCTTTTAATTCTTTCGTCATCTGTTGAAGTTGACTTTTTTGCGATCTACTTATCAGGCTCATGCTATCTAGACTTGATAAGACTTCTTGTTCGAGTGGCATTTCTGCCACTTCTGCCACTAGCCTCTGGAACCCAAGTGACATTAGTCCTGGATCTTGGTCACCTAAAGCGATTAATTTTGTTGCAGAGAAATGAGTAACTCCTTCTGTGCCATCGTCTAAAGTTCCAAAAACTCCTAATTTTTTAAAAAAGTTTTTATTAAAATCTCGCATTCCGCCAGTTCTAACACCATTGTCGAACTTAGCGCCGCTTAAGATGTCATTAACCTCAATGGTTAATTGTTCAATTGTACCCATCATTGAACTATTTATGACATCATCTGAAACTCCAGATCCGTCAAATGCCATTTTTAATCCAAGAAATTTAGAATCTCCTTTAGCCATCTCATCCAAAGTCTTCATAAAGAATCTATTGCCACCAAAAATTTCACGATAGCTTTCTATGTCCTCAAACCTAGTAAGGCCAATAACTTCGCCCATTGAAGTAGGCTGACGGACCATGGCGGCACCTAGTCTGCGCTTACCTTCAGACATATAGGTTCCAAGTATAGGCAATCCCTTATCGTCTAAGTCGAAACCTCCTAGTGCATGATAGAACTTTCTAATGTCATCTTCATGAAATAAAATATTATGATTAGAAACTCTGAACTGCGCAATCTGTGCGGAAATTTCATCGCCAGCTTCACCTATCGTTACCTTAATCGGCTTTCCTGATAATATCTTTGTTGGGTCAATGTCAATTGACTTTCCTGATAGCGTCTTTCTTCCAGTAGTTCCAGTCATTGCATTTGCTTCCGAGTTAAGAGCAAATCTATATACATCACCAACCACTGGAAGTCTCTGCCCATTTTTTGTTTTATACAACTCAGCTTCATAGTATTTTTTTAACAGATTTAAATATTCTGGAGAATCATTAATGCTTATACCACTTCTATGCAGATCTAAGATTCTTTGCGCAAAGTCTCTATTTAACATTTTTGAAAATTGCTGAGGTTCCGCAAACTGTTCAATATCTTGTTGTGCAAGTTTTTTAATCCCCTGCAAAACTTCACTGTTATCGGTTAAGCGCCCACTTTCCAATATCCCCTTAAATTCATCTAACACATTTCTTGAGTACTTGCTGGATATTGCTATATCTTCTGTGTTTCCAAATATTGCGTCATGGAAAGAAGCCAACATTGGGTCCGTGTACACTCTAGAAGTGGATTCAGCTAGTCCGCTTAGATTTAATACAGGAGTACCTGCTGCTATTCCTGTTTCTTTCTTTAATCCACTAATTGATGTTATGATTCCATACTTCTCAAATCTTTTTGAAAAATTTTTAAATTGAGCCGCTGACTTATAAGAGTAATCAACACCGCCAATTCGCACAGAACCTCTAACCGTACCCTGAGATAAACCTATGGCCTCTCCGTCTTTTATATTTAGCTCAGATAACTGCCTTCTTAATTCAACCTTACGAATCATTGATTGTTCATCCCTATTTTGGGTTAGACTCCCCAATTCTTGGTGCAAGGTTTTTCTTAATTCACTTGCAAATTTTGTATTGATTAACGATGAACCATCTCGACCTTTCTCCAACTCATCTAGCAGGCTCTTAATAACTCCGCTTGTTTCATCATCAATTAAACTTGAATTGTTAGGGTCGTTTAGGAACTTTTTTATTTCATTGGTGCCGAATATGCCCTTATCGGAGTCATTCTTTCCGTCTCTAATAATATCTTTTACGAGATTTTCTAGTGAATTAAGTATTTTTGTTTTATCTAAATTTGACGTCGGTGTTGTCCGAGATTTAATTATTTCATCTAATACATTATTAACATAACTGCTTGCTTCTTCAACCGCTGTTCCGCCACCCTTATACTGAAAAGATTCTTCCATAAATGCTCTTACGTCAAATTGCTTTGTGCCTAGGGCAAAGTTCTTAGCGGTGTCCTGATCAAAGCCTAAGGCTATTGTCTCAAACACATTGTCCATAGCAAGAGTGGCTTGTGATAATTCATCCATTATTCCTTTAGGCCCAAAAACTGTAGGCTTGCTCAGGAACGATTTCATGAGGTCTCCGGATATGGAAATATCTCTTGGAGAAAGAACACCTTTTAATCTTTTTGGAAGCTTTGCAAATAATTTAGATAAGCCTTCGTTTCCACCTTTTAATGCTTTATCTAATTCGTCTGGAGTGAACAAAGGTCTTCCGCCTTTGGACATTGCCTCTAGGGTTTCCTCCATTGACAATACTCGATCACCTTGGCGAAGACTAAGAGCCATTCCACCCTCATCGGTAGGAAATATTAATCCAGCCTTTTGATTTTTCATGTCCTGAAGGAATTTTCCAATACTTTCAGAGCCAGCTTCTGCTTTATGAATTTTGATTTGAGCACCGTATTGCTGATCTCCAGTCAACCCTAATGCTTCATTAATATCCATGAGCACCTGCCCGTAACCCCTGTACGTGGAAGGGCCAAGAGTTCCTGGCTCGATATTTACTAGCTCAGTCAATCCAAAGCTAGATACATGCTGCGCAACCTCTTCTATTGAATCGGATACGAACTGTGCTGATTGGCCTGCCTTTAGCCTTAGGGGGTCAATGTAGGTTGATTTAAATTTTAATTTTCCGTCAACATCAACAACTTCTATCAATCCTTTTTGGCCAAGATAGCTTTTACTTAAAGCCTGTTTGGCTAAAAGTAATCGTCTCTCCCTTGGCATGGGAGATAGGTATGACTGAATATAATCAGATACAGACATTATCTAACACCGGCATTAATATCAATTTGCTCCGATCCAAAAGGATTCATAACTGGGATAACAGACCCTGATACTCCCATGCCACTCATGAGTGATCTCAATCTTGATGCGGTGTCCGTTTGAGATCCAGATCCACCACCAAATCTAGGATAGCTAGGATTAGATAAACTAGCTTCCTGTAGCTGTTGAGGATAGTAACCCATCTGCGACATTTCTAGACCCATGCTTTGACCAATTTTTATTTTAACTTGATCCATACTAGTGTTTGGGTGCCAACCCTCCCAGCTTTCATCTGGTAGTTCGTGTCTAGCAAAGTAGTCAGTTAACTCTGGCCTCTTCTCTACATCCATACCCCAGGCTGCTTCATATATTCTTCTTTCAAGCCTTCCTGCTGTATCTAATATTCTTTTTCTTTCCTCTACGGGAGCATTAATCATGGCTTTAAAATGTTCTCTTTTTCTTTTGGGTATAGATAGAGAAAGCGATTCTACATCAGTTCCATATTTTCCTGAATTTATATCTTCTATTGGAGCGCCGTACATTGTTCTCTTAGCCGCCGATTCATACTGGAAAGCTGCTCCCTTATCTCCAGCCATGTTAGCCATCTTAGCTAATCTAGTATTTTTAGTATAATTTAAAATGTCTGCATATTCTTCTAACGCAAGTTCTTTCTTTCTCGTTCTTGGTATAAACTTTTCTCCAGTAATGGCCTCATTGGCCGAATGCAATGATGAGACGGTAAGCCCTGTTATTGCTCCTAATGTGGACATCACCAATTTACCCTTAGAGGTTTCTCCGAAAAATGAACCAGCTACTGCTAATGCAGCTGTTGCAGATATAGGATCTCTATTGCCAGCCTTATTTATCATTGGGGCTATGAAACTTTCAAAAGGTCTTTGCCATTCTGGGAAGGTTGCCCCGTATACGTTATTTCTTTCCCAATCCTCAGTTGCAGTTTGTTTGTTTACAAACTTCTTATTAATAAAAGTGTCTTTATGGGCCAGCATTTCGCCCATTCTGCCAAGAGCATGTACATTTGGATTAACGCCCATTTGCTCTGGAGTACTATTCTTGTATTTATATTCAGTAAATTCTTTTTTCTGTTGTAATGACGCTGATCGTTCTCTGAGTTCTTGAACTTTTAATTTATCTGCGGGGCCGTTCACCATCGAGTCTATGGTTTTATCTAGCGATCTGAATTGCTTTGAATACGGGGCAACATCGCCAAGTATCTTATATTGATCCATAACCCCATAGCGACCAGAGGCATCGGAGCTGAGTCTATTTAGTCTTTCATAGGCTACTCCTGGTAGTCTAAGTTCTCCTTCTGGGACTTTTGCAAACGGGTCACCCGTGGTAAAGTCAGTAAAGTATTCTGACCCAGGAAGAAATGGATACTGTCTTCCCATTGTATTCTTAATTGGGTTTATATAATCAACGCCAGATCTTTCTTTGGGTATAAATCTTCTTGTTATTTCGGAAAACTCGATAGAACCTATTTGGCCTCCGCCTAACATAGGCACGTCCCCCAGGCCTCCTAGGTTCAGATCCCAAAATTGTCTTCCAGTTCCATACGCTTTAGAGGCTGATTGTAATACTGATCTTTGAGGTGCAAAATCTCTTTGGCCTAATCCAAAACTTTCTCGCACACTGCTTGCTGCGAAACCATAAATTCCTAACATTTCTTGAGCCCTATATCCAAATTCTTGTGCTTGGATTTGTGGGTT